TCCTTTCGCCCTCTAAAGATTTAGGACTCGTTATGAAATTTCTAACTCTTTGATTTGTCATTTTATTTCTTCATGCAATCCTTTGTCTGTACCTTCGTTTTTCATAGCGTTCGCAAGATCTTCATAACATTCAAAGTTAAGGTAGTTCTGCCTCACTACAGACCTAGGCATAATTGTCACACCTTTAGCTGTAAAGATGCAAGTTTGTTTCAAATGTTGATTTAAGGATTCATTGACAAAACTAAGCGAATTGCTGGGTAAAACGCTTCCTGCGTTTATATGAACGAAGTATTGGTAATTAACTATTCTTTGGAAGGTTTCTTTTTCCACATCTCTAATGTTAGAAAGTACATGCGTAATAGATTCTGTCGGTACGCTTGATCTAGCTGTATCCACTGCGTTCATAATCTGGTTTGCAGACCTTTTGAAATTTGAGCAAATAACAACTTTTATATTATCTTTCCTGTAGTCAACCTTGCATATACTATCAATTGTTTTTAGTAAGTCTTCGTAATTGCAATCAACCAAATCGTTTACTATAATACCAAACGTTGGAGATACTTCATTAAGTGCTTTAGATACAAGATCTTCGCATGGTTCTGCCCACTCAGACTCTCTTCTTATATTGCAGACTTGGTTTAGCTGCCACTGCTGATCTGCGGTAAATGTAGCTTTACCTAGAGCTTTAAGTCTTTCTAGCCTGCCCGCCAAGCAGTATTGAGCATTTTCATCTACATAGAAAACACAACCAGAGCAGGTTTGCAGTTTAATTTTCTTTTGTTGTTGTTCCAAGAGTCCTACCCTCTTACAGCTTTGACTTCATAATGCAGACCGTTGATAGTGGCAGACATGACTCTCAATCCAAACTGCTGAATTGCTTCAGAAACAACATTAGCCGAGGCGACGGATCTTAAATTACTTATCACGCTGGAGGCTTCCTCAATGTCGAGCGAGCCGTTTGTTATCATTTTGGCCAACACTCTGCCATCTGTACCGCCGACTACTAGCTCACCCCCTATACGCAGCTTGGATGCCATAGCTTTTATCAACTCTAAACGAGAGGTTGACGAGAAGCTATCAAAAATGTCGGAAGCCACAATTGATTTGCATTGGTTGTCAACTATTTGTGTTAAATCAATATTGCCGTCCTCTATGAAAACATGCTGATAATTTTGAATTGGCTCTTGATCTTTTCTTAGTATTTGTAATCTCATATTGTTACCCCGTAGGCTTTGTCAAAAATGTTGTTCCACTCTGTGATGAATCGGTCTTCTGAAAATTTTTCTTGAATTGTCTTTCTCGCGGCTTGTCCCATAGTCTTTGCCAACTCTTTGTCTCCTAGGAGCTGTTCAACATAACCCCTAAGTTCTGTTTCGTCATTGGACATAAACCCGTTTACACCGTGTTCTATAATATTAGGTATATCACAAGTTTCCGTTGTCACAATAGCACAACCGCAAGACATAGCCTCCAACATAGAGGTTGGCACAGGACTCAAAGTGCTAGGGTTGATATATACAAGAGAACTTTGATATTCTTTTATTAACTCCTCCACAGATTCACTTTGCTTAGATAGCCCCTCTGTTTCTCCCACTACTTTTCTTGGTAGGCCAGAAGTTATCCTTTCCCACCCTTGGTAATTTAGGGCATAATCTCTATTAATAAAATCGTGTGCGACAGTGAGAACTCCGGCTCTTTCTGTCTCGTCACTTGGTTTAAACGTTTCAGAGTCAATAGAATGATATACAACCTCTCCCTGCATCCCCCACGCCTTCTTAGAGTGCTCTGTTATAAAAACGTCTATATCACCCTTCATATTTTGAAAGGCCGTTAGCTGCTCTCTGGGCCAGCTAGGGAGGGGTAGCGTGTGCTCTAGAGAAACAATGGGTATCTGAAGAGAATGATTTATTTGCAACGCCGTTTGCATTTGGCCAAATTTACTATTCGACAAGATAAAGTCAAAAGTCACGGCTGGATACAATGAATTTTTTGGCAGCACATAATAGTTTTCTGGCATGGGTGCATGTCCTGAAAACCAATCCTTACCGCCGTCGTACGTGAAAGCATAGAAGTTATGGCCAGTTTTAGCTAACTGAGTTTGGTATCTTTCATGGGTGTTGAAAGTTAATATGTTATACTGTTTATCAGTCTTCTGTACTTTCCTAATAATGTTTTGTGTTTTAAGCATCGAGTTCCTCTTTCATAGTATTTCCAACTTGCTCAAAGTCAAAATCCTTGATGATTGACAGACCATCTTTTTGCGATGATTGCTCGTAACGTACTGGATTGTCTAACCAACTACTGTAAGCGGTACGCATAGCAGATGTAACTTGTTTATGGCACGGGACAAAGTAGAAATCCTTTCCGAGATTTGTTTCTCCAGATCTATTTTTCTGAGTATAACATTGAAACGCACCACTTATTAAGTTTTGTGAAGTCCTTTTTAGAGAGGTTGTGACCACATCTTTGTTCCCGCCAATATCGCTTGCTATCACGCTACTACCAAATGCGTATGCATCTAGTACATGTATGGGCCAAGCATTTCCAGCGTCTAAACTAATAAAACAATCTCCATATTTATGAACAGTATTAAAATTGTCCATAGTATCGGATACGTCCGCCACAATGGTATCTTTACAGTACCTAGAAATATCTTTGTTTAATCCCAACTGACTTTTGACATCTATTGCAACTGAGTCAATTTGCTGCTGCGTTAGGGCGTTTGAAACTAGGGTTAAGCAGACCTTTTCGGACTCATCAAACTCTGAATGAAAGCATGTTAAAATATGCCTAAGCTGGTTTATGTCAGATCCTATAATGGCGTAAAACTTAAACTTTCCTACGTTTTGAGGTACGGTTATATCCCTTGTTTGTTGCTGTGCTTTTTTAGCATCAAACGCAAACGGCACACACTTAAGTTCGGGCTTCTTCTCAATACCCGCAAAGGCGTTTTTCAAAAATTCTAAATTCTGAGTATTTGGAAGCCAGATCTCATCCAACAAGCTCATTTTTTCTACCGCAGATGTATGACCTAGTTGCACAAAGTTTGTACCTAAAATTCCGACATTCTTTTTAAACTTGGACGTTCCAACAATATGTTCTGGGAAAACATGCTGTATACAGACATCTCGATCTTCCAGAGATTTTGACTCCAATGATTTAAACTTGGCATCAAGCTGCTTACTCTTGCCCATTGATATGCCTTGACAGGCAACGTCTACGCCTGCTTTGTCTAGGGCTAGTATGTTGTTCCTTGTTATTTCGCCCCAATCACTATCTTCTTTATAATATCCTATATATAATACCTTCATATCTGTCCTTCTAAATTATAGTGTTCAATGAACTTCATACCCGCCGTGTTAAAATCCCCATGAAAACCAAATGAGTTATAACTAAACAACACTGTTCTCGCAAAATTTCCGTGCGGTGTGGGGTGTTCTTTGGAAAATTGTGCTGCAAGATTTGGCGGTGCAAATTTGATCCCTGCGGAGGTCATGGTGTCATGGTTGAAAACACAAATGTTGAGGTCTTCGTTCTTATGTTGCCAGCCTAACTTGGCTGATTCTTCAACAAACTTGCGTGTTCTCAGGGAAAATCCTCCGTTGCCAACAACGTTCGGAATTTTCTCTATGCGACCAGCAACCATGTCGCTCGCTTGTATTATATTCATCGGCCAAGGAGCACCTATATAATCATACTTTAGGAATCGGTTATCCCATTTGCCGATATCTATTATAGTCGAATCATGCTGAACATTCAAACAAAAATCATCTAAAATATACTTATTTGTCTGTTGAACAAAAGATTCGCAGAATCCTATACGATTCTTATCATCATCCTGCATGTTATCGTTAAGTTCTACATGCATGTCACAGACTTCGATACTGTGTTTGTTGATAATATCTTCAAACAAGCTAAGGTCTGTTTTGGAGCTGTCGGTAATCAGTACGGATTTTTTAAATCTTACTTGATCTAAAGCAATCAGCATAGATCTTAACGATTTTCTAACATGCTCTTCTCCCCAACAAAAAGTGAAGAGGCACACATCCGGTAAAGATAATTTAGTCATTTCTTTTTAAAACCCCTAGTCCGTTGGGATCATTTGTATGCCACTCATGAATCTCCCAGTTTGGATTGCCCTCTAGAAATTCATCAATTGCACGTTGCATACCTTCGTAGTGCTTTGTTTTATCCCCGTAGTGACTTTCACCCTTGTGTGCAAACAAAACCACGTCGTGTAAGGCAATGTATTTTTTTACTTTTGATGCGTGTAAATCAAGTTCTGCTTTCAAATGATCGTAGCAGTGCCAAGTGTCAATAAAAAGAAAATCTGTTTCTTCAATCTCAATATCCAAAGTGCTTTGATTCCAAAACGAAAATTCCTTTTCCAACGCATCGGCTAGCTCGTGCAACAACAAAAGGCTTTTAGGTGTTTGATCCCAACCTTCTAAATCATGAGGGTTTCTAATATCAACAGAAATAATTTTATCCACAGAGGATTTTAGAAAAGCCCAAGTAGAAACTACACCTCGGATGCCAAACTCATAAGCCGACGAGCACTCATTTAATAGTCTAAGTAAAATAGGTAGATGTTCCGAAATGTCACTTTTCCTAAGAAGTTCTATTTTATAGTATCTATCCACTAAGGCCTGTGCTTCTTTTTTATCCATTCATCTTCTCCAATTTTTCTCTCATGGTTTTATCGTCACAACCTAATTTTTTTCTACCGGCATCACCATTAATGTAAATATTTGGTAAGTGGTGAATAAGGTTTTCGTCAAACTCTGAGATGCATATTAATTTTTTAAGGAAACAGTTTTCGTATATCTCTGTGTTGACCCTGCATTTATAACTATATCGGTTTTTTTCTGTTATGAACTGCGTGATATCATATAGGTGCATAATATCTAGTAATTTTTGCTTTGATATCAAGAAAGATGCTTGATGGACATTAGTGAAGTGGGCGAACTTTTTACCTTCATAAATTTCTACGGAATCAAAATCCCAGTCGTAGTGGGCGTGAAGGGCAGGATACCATTTACCTTGTTCGTTTTCTTCGTATTGAATTAAGCCGCTAATCTTATTCGAGGGTAAAACCTGTTCGTATTCTATATACTTGTCTAGATGGCTTTCCTTCCATAGGTGGTCATTTTCGGAAAAAATTATGTAGTCATACTTGTAAGCTTTGTCGGCAATAGTAGTTCTACACGTTAAAGGTAGAAGCTCATAGTCATCCATGCTAATCAGTATTTCTTTAACGCCCTGTATACCTAGCTCTATATTTGTATGGACAAAGATATCAACGTCGTATTTTTTAAACGACTGAAACTCTGACACTACTTGCTTGAGATAGGATATTTGTTCGTCGCCGTAGTTTACTAAGACAACTAGTAGGGACTTATTTCCAGTACTCATAGATTCCTTTGGTAACTTCATAGTCCATAAGTTTCTGAGATCTTTGTGGTTGGGACATAGCCCACTTGAACATCATGTCGATCAAATCCTCCAGATCTGTTTCGTCTACAAAACCAAGAAGATCCTTAGCTAAGTCGTGACTACAATGAGCGTGCTTAACTTCGTGGCGAGGTTCTACATACTGTTTTTCTGCTTTGAAGCCGTTTTTAAGGGCGACTCTTTGCACTGTATCAGCAAGCTCGTTGATCGAATATGTTTTGTCGGCACCTAAATTAAAGAGGTGTCCGCTGAACGAATCAATAAGTTTTTCAAACGGTGCCATGTAGTACTTCACATCGGAAAACGCACGGGTTTGCTCGCCATCACCATAAATTAACATAGGCTCTCCAGCCAACACTCGACGAATAAAAATGCCAGCTACGTTACGATACTTGTCCCAAATGTTTTGGTAAATACCCACGATATTGTGGGGTCTAATAATAGTATATTCGAGACCGTGTTGCTCGTGTGCAACCTTAATGTCTTGCTCCACACAGTATTTTGCTATACCGTATGGATCTATAGGTGCGGGTGCCATTCTCTCAAAAAATGGAGGATGGTGACGACCGTAAGTAGCCATTGAAGATGTAAAGATTAATTTTGAGTCAGAGTTGATGCAAGCATTAATGACGTTGGCACTGGCTAGTATGTTATTGGTGTAATTAAAGTGTCTTATGAAGGGCGATAAACCTTCTGCTGCGTATGCTGCAAAGTGATAACAAGCAATCGGTTTTTCTGTCTCAAAGATATGGTTTAGTCTATTTAGAGATTCAGCCTCAGATAAGTTAAACGGGCAGAACTCAAAGTTCTCATGGTCGGCCAGATAATCTTCGTAGCCACCGCTAAGGTCATCAATACCAACAACCTTATAACCAGCTGACAGTAGGTGCCTGCTAAAGTGGGCACCAAGTAATCCTGCACAACCAGTAATCACAACCGATCTCATTGAATGATACCTCTTTCTTTCATTGTCTGTATTCTCTTCTCTTCCCAATTATTTCTTCTTATACATTGACCATGCATTTGATTGTAGGCCATGTCGAAATTAAACTCTTGACGGTTATTAACCCCATCAAACGCTTGACTAGATTCATTAAAGTACATACCACCTGTGGAGCCGGTAGCACTCTTATAAAGAAGGTCTCTAGTAAGTCTTGCTTCAAAGAAACTGTTTAGTTTGCTGGGATCACCTAAAACTTTTTCTATCAACCATCTCGATATATCTGTCGTAGCTGCCTGTTGCAGTGTTTCTTCTGGAGGGCGAGCTTCTGGTTGATGAATACGTGGAGGAGAAGCCCAAGTACGCTCTATTGGCAATGGTTCAAAGCTATCAAAGAATTTCTCCCATTGAGATCCGCTAAGGTGCCATTGATAATATTTGTTGAAGCTCTCTCTTGTTTTTTTGCCCATGCTATGTCTTTCTTCTTCGCTTTTAGAGAAAAACTCAGCAAAGATTGCGGCGGCGGCATCGTTATCAGGAACCGCTCTGAGGCACCCTGTTTCTAACTCTTTATACAGAGCCGCAGGTTTAATTGGGTAGCCTTCTAGCTTTCTGAGCACGCTCTCCATAGCGGAGTAGTCCGTACCGCACACCGGAACCCCGCAGGCGGCGGCTTCTACCTGCGGCAAGCCAAACCCTTCACAGTTAGCATACTGAGTATATAAGTCAAATAAATTAATAATATCCGACAAATCTTCATATGAAGCACCGTTCCTGACATTAGAAAGTGTGCTTCCCCACTTGCCTGTAAACGGTGATTGCGTTACAGCACCTTTAAACAGCGAGGGGAAGGGTTTTTGCGTCTCGGGACATATGTATGTGAACAGGACATTGGAGGACAAATCATTTTCTATAATAAGCTCCGGAATGTCCCACCCCAAATCAGGATAAGAAGTGTGGCAGTAGAGGTAGTATCGCTTATCCTCTGATTGGTCTAAGAATTTCTTAAACGCCTTAAAGAGGTCGGGGTATAGTTTGCGTCTCTGATTACGCATGACAGTTCCGATAATTTTATAATCTGGATTGATTCCATACTTTAGCTTATGTGCCTTCTTGTCTTCTACCGGTTTGTATGCGGGATGAGCTGACGGAGGAGCAGAGCCTATATAGTTAATTTTGCCGCCAGACTGATCCTGTAGAATACCTCCCGCCCAATCTGAATAAGTGAGACAGGCGTCGGCAGATTGATAGGTCGCTATCCACTGTCTAGCCTGCGGTCTTGCGTCAACCGTGGGCATCACGCACCACTTGAAAAATGGTCGATAAGGGCTTCGCTCTGCAAAATCAAGCATCCAAAAGTCGCGAATATCGCAAACAACGTCAGGCATAAAGTCCAAGCAGACGTGTTCAAATATCCACTCGCCAAACTGGTTGGTACCAGAAGCGTTGTAGGCATCTAGCTCTTCTTTTGTGGCCCTTGGTTCAAACTCTGTATTCGGTGCCACTCCGTAATATTTCCACGGGATAGAAGAAGCTCGTGGGTCGTTTCGCTGTCCATAAGAACCCATTTCAGCCAATTCGTATTTTCCAGTGCTATGAAGATAATTCAATATTTCCCTAGTATAGGTTGCATAGCCAGTATTTAGAAAAGTGGCTTCACTACAGAACAGTATGCGTTTTTTTCTCATTTTATTCCTTGTCTAAACATCCAAAGTCGAATTGATTTACTCTAAATACGATCAGACTGTCGTCTTCCGGCTCCATGTTCCTAGCAGAGGCATTTACAGTTACTTTCATGCCCTCTTTGCCAAGCTTGGCAATTGTTCTTCCACCACTGTCCCACGCCCTAAGTCTAAGAAATGTGGGGTATCTTTTCTTCTCACCTCTTTTATTTCTTACATACTCATATGTAATTAAGGTGAACTCACAATACTCCGTATATTCATCTCTTTTTATTTCTGGGTCATCGTATAGATACCCAGTAAAAACACAGTTATTCATACTGTCTCCTTTATACCGTATAATAGTCTATACGGACATATAATACCATTATATTTCATGAATTTTATTAACAATAAATGAGTTATCCTTCGACACATCTCCACAAAGTAGCAGGTTGTTACCTTCGTAAATTATGTACTGATATTTGTCTCGGGTTTCTGGGAAAACAACTACACTATCTAGGCAACAGGTATTGTCTTCAATTGTGAGGAACGCCATTTTGCGACCCTTTGTTTTGCCCTTTTTAACTGTAGTGGTAGCAACTCTATTGACATTTGCAGCAATACACAAGTCCTTGCCGGTTTTACCGTTTAGAACATCTTTGCATAAAGTGTTTGCGATTGATGTATCCGCTGCGTCGATACGGGACAAAGATACTGGGCATCCAAGAAACTTGTTTTCCTGCTCAATGATCCAAGCTGGGTCATCTTCTAAGCTGTAGGGGGGATTGTTGATGAAGTTGGCTTCATTACTAACAATCTGAGATCTATCAGTCTTGCTAGTACCTCCACCCTCTTTCTTGGTCGGAGCTAAATCTATAAAACAATCATACAGATTTGTCCACCTCTTTTTAGGGTAGTTGTTAATCACCCAATTAGTTTCGGCTTTAGTTAGCTCTCTAAAGATTAAATACTCGTATAAAGCCTTATTTCTGGACGTGTTTGTAGCCTTTGTAGAAAAGAACCCAATAGAGCACAACGCTTTGAAAGCTGTTGCATTGATCTTTGGTGAAAGATAGACAATAATGTCCATCCATGAGAAATCTCTTGGGGACTTGTTGATCTCTTCAGAGGTTTCCTCAATAGCCTTGATAACCTTATCTCCAGTCACACCAGTAAGAGATTTAATATCTTTGACTCCAAAATAAATACCATCTTCTTGAATGTTAAACTTAACACCAAAAGAAGAAATCTTTGGTATCTTAACCTCAAGATCAAATAGCTTGGCCTCTGACACTAATTCGTAAATTTCTTGATGTGGGTCTTGCTTCTCATTCGCATAGTATAGGTAGGACAAAAAGAACTCTTTAGTGTTATTCGCCTTATACCAAGCAGACCAGAATGAGTTGACAGCATAAGCTACCGCATGGGACTTGTTAAAGGAATATCTGGATGACTTCTCAATCCAGCCAAAAATTTCGGATGCGGTATCTCCGTCAACCAAACCAACTGATTCACAACCATCAACAAAGTCGCCCCTAATTGAAGCCATGAGTTCAGCATCTTTCTTACCAATGGCTTTACGCAAATCGTCCGCTTTCTTCAGGTCAAATCCAGCCAGCTTTTGAGCTATAAGCATGGACTGCTCTTGATACACAAGAACTCCGTAGGTAGGCTTCAGTATATTTTCTAGCGATTCGTGAAGATAGCTAACTTCTTCTTCTTTGTGTTTTCTATCTACGAAACGCTGAGTCATAGACTTGCCGTCAATAATAGCTTTCAAACAACCCGGCCTAATTAGTGCAATAAGTGCGGCTAATTCCTCAAGGTTCTCTGGTGCTAACCTCTTGGACCAAGCACGCCCAAGATTGCTTTCTAGTTGGAACACTCCTTTGGTAAGACCGTCTTTGAAGAGATTCCAAGTTTTCTCATCTGTATAATCAATCATTTAATTCAACTCTAAACAAAAAGTTTACCGTCAGCAAAAGCCTTTTCAAATTTCATATTTCTGTATACCGCACGTCGAGACTTTTGCAATTTAATAAATATGTTGGCGGTATCTTTAACGTCCTGTAGGGCGTCGTGAGCATTTTCACTTGATAACCCCATTCGCTCTCTCAAGCTGTCCATACTAATCGACTTGACATTAGGGTCACCCTCAGTCCATAGCCATACGTCATCCATAACATCAATCTTATAAATTTGATGGAATAACTTTTGGCACTGTCTTTTGTCGTCGTATGGGCCATATTCCTTACACAAACGATTAACGATATGCATATCATAACCTATGATATTAAAGCCTGCTGGGACTGGAGCGAAGTAGGGAGTACCTTTCCAGTTGTACTTGTTTACAAAAGCACAAAACTTTTTCCACACACCTTTCGGTAGCGGTGCTTTAGCAAGCTTTTCTCTGGTTTGCCCCGTGACTTTTAACGCACCTTCTTCTAGTGGGTCAACACCAGCGGCTAGAGCCTTATCATCATCAATAATCGGACGCATCATGCTATTAAATTCGCCCTTCAATCTAAAATTTCTTCCGTCTAACGCGATGGCAGCAATCTGTGTCGGTTGACACCGCATAGGATTTCTACCGCCCGTTTCAAAGTCAAAAACAATTATGTCACGATTCATACTAACTCCTTAATCATCATTAGTTTATCCAAAAGGTTAATGCCTAAAACATCAAACTTTACATGTCCGAGAGCCTCTAGGTCGGCCATTTCAAGACCAGCGATCTTCTCTGTTCCGCTTTTAGGGTTAACCATAGGGCAAACTTTATACAACTCATCAGCAGAGATAACCACACCCGCAGCGTGTTTACCTTGTGTTTTAAATGTACCTTCAATATCAATTGCTTGTTGGAAGTATTCTGAATAGTCTCCCTCTAAGTATCCAGCATCATTCACAAAACAATAGTCACGCAAGTCGTCTGGATTGTTTAGTAAAGCCCACTTGATGATAGAGCGATCCTCTTCGTCCATCTCTGCAAGTTGATCGGAAATAGCTGCCTCGTCAGGAATAGACTTGGTGATTTCGTTCATCTCGCTAAAACCGCAGGCATTATTAACACGTAAGACTTCTTTGAGGGCACTACGTCCCTGTAGTCTACCAAACGTGAGCATCTGACTAACATTGTTTTGTCCATACTTATCTTTAAGGTATGAGATAATTTCATCACGCTTACCACCCGGTACATCCATGTCAATATCTGGAAGTGAAATGTGATCTTCTGTGTTTCGTCCAGCGTTGTAGAATCTTTCAAACAGTAGGTCAAACTCGATAGGATCAATCTGAGTGATTCCAATAAGGTAAGAGATTAGGCAACCAGCGGCAGATCCTCTTCCCGGTCCAACAGTCCAACCTTGAGAGACGCAGTAGTTAATAACATCCCAAACAATTAGAAAGTAACCAAACAATTTAGCTTCTTCGATAACCGCATACTCAGATCTAAAACGGTCGCCGTAAACTTTCTTAAGCTCATCATCTTTAATTTTATGAGATAATAGCTTCTGCCAGCCCTCCCTAGCTAAGGTTCTTAGATAATCTTTTTGGGTTTCTCCATTTGGGGTTTGGAACTTTGGAAGTATTGGTTGACTCAAGATATTATAGTTTTCACACTTATTAAAAATCTCGTCAAACGTATCCATCGAAGGATCTTCTACCAGTATCTTGGAAATCTCACTTTTATCTTTCAAATAGAAATCATTAGACTCAAAGAACACGCTGTTTTCTACAGGCTCTCTATTAGCTAAAGCCTTTTGTACTTTTGGCATAGTTGTCTTCATTTTAGAACACAAAAGAATCCTATGCAATGGTGCCTGATTTTTATTAGTATAATAGATATCCATAAAAGAGTCGGTCTTTGCGTAGAAGTCGTCGCCTTTAATTGGTGACACAGACTCACTTTTGGCAACAGAAATCAAGTTACCTTTACCGCATAGCCTGATTAGAGACCCGTTGTCTACGTCTCCCTCAGCAGAAATGGAAGACACGATCTGAATAAGGTCTAGCCATCCATCTTTATTCTTAGCAAATAGTGTGAAGTCGTCAAAAGCACAACCGATAATTGGTTTGATGTTATTTTTGACGCAAGCCTTATAGAAAGTGACGGCACCAGATATCGACTTGTAGTCAGCAATACCACAAGCGGAATAGGAATTTTCAGAACATTTGCTCGCTAGTTCTGTTGGCTTGGAAAAGCCTCTCTGTAAAGAGTAGTGTGTGAAATTACACAATGGGAACCACTTCATGGTCTCTCCTTCAATATTTTAAACTCAATTCTTACACTGTATTATAGTCTACGGATAGCTATTTTGCAAATGCTTTCCATAGAATTTGTGCGATTTTAAATTCTTCTTCTGTATCAATATCTACATATAGCTGGTTTGCTATAAACGGATTTGCATTTGGTCCAAACACATAGCGGTATTTTTCCATAGTCTGTTGAGTTGTGACACCTAGTATAGTTACTGTAAACTTGGGATCTAAATCTTGAGAATAGGGATGCCAAGGCCCCGCATTAAAATTATCTGGTTTAAACTTATTATTCAGCAGGAAGTGCTTAAATGGCCTCACAACCATTGTGCTATCAAATCCATCATCCAGAGACTGCACCCCATGTGTTATAAGGTCGTCCGCTGTGTGGCTAATAAAAAAAGTTATTTCCGTAGCTAACCAGAAACATATCGGCTCATCTTTAGATACAAGGGGTTTAATTTTTTGCGATATTTCATAGTTCAAATCTGACCATCCAGAGTCGCTTGGTGAAAGGTCAACTCTTTCTGCGTTATGCCTCTTTGCTATTTCTTCAGTAGCGTCAGAATGTATTGCCGCTAGAACAATGTCGTGTCCCTTAAACTGATCAATGGTTAAATCTAGAATAGACTGTTGGCCAATAAACGGCTTTGTGTTTTTATTATGACACCGTTCCGAGTGCTCTCTATAGGGAATAACTATCTTCATTAATCTAACCTATTTATGAACCCATCTTTGATAAATCTATCCAGTAAAAAAACTTCAAACTCTCTGTCTATACCCACGCTCGACCAGTTGTGCTTATAGTCACGGTCGAAGTAGTAGCTACAGTATGAATTAGTATTACTATTACCCATACCAACTATTGACACATTTTTGTATTTTTTAATGCAGTTTATGATACATGACGTGCCGGTAGTTAAGCCATGTACAACCTCTTTGTTAAACGATATCAAATTAAATGAGGATGTGTCAATTTCATTTTCTAGAGTTGGCTGGAAAAATATGTCTGCCGTAGATAATAGCCTATTGATATTCTTTATCTTTTCGGACGGCGTTGTTTTTATCCCCTCCATATCCGTAATCTCAGACCAAAAATTTTTATAATACCGCATCATCAGAGATTTTCCTGCTTGGGTTTCCCATCTGTTGGCGTATTCCTCTAGCTGTTCCTGCGTCTCGTCAATCTTGTTATTAAGAATCAAGCTAAAATTTACGAAGCAAACGCTTGTTTTTGTTCCGACATCTTTTTCGTATCCACTTATAGGGGGCATGTTTACCCTTAACACTATGTCGTGTGCATCTATAGCATCGCCAAGCCCTTTGCCCAAAAGACTATCCGACTTCCCCACGACGCAAACCGTTCTAGTATCTTTCATTGAGGCTCCCCAATAACAATCTCCATTGTTCAACAAAAGCGTCTTGCATAGCCCTAGCTTTCTTATAGCACTCATCTACAATCATATCAGACTTATTTCTATTATTAAATATGGCTATAATCGAGTTAGCAACGTCTTCTGCTGTCGTTTCTTGCCCCAGTGTGTCTTGTTCTCCAAGGTGTTGGTATTTGTAATTTAGCTTAAAGCAGGGCATTTCGGAAAGTATCCCAGTGTTTGTTCCGAGTACTGGTATACGATACATCATCGCTTCTACAGGCGAAAGACCAAACCCCTCGTACCTACTGGGCTGGACATATAGGTCGGCAGCATTAAGGAGGGTAGAGACATCATTCTGGGAGGGTAGAATACTAACATTTATCCTAGATGCGGCTAGTTCATAAATATACTTAACATATTCCTCGTTATATCTTTCCCATACGCCGTCTGCGGGTTGAGTCCAATTTACAAGCCTTGGCGAACCGGTTCTAACACTTAGTCTAGAAAGTTTATTTTTGGGCAATCCCGATCCTGCGATTACTATCTTGTAGTTGCTTGGCAGCAGGTCCGACGATTTAATCAATGCCTCTAAGTTTTTTTGCGGGTTAATTCTCGATAGACATACAATGAGTTTTTCATGGTTCTGAATCTTAAGGTATTTTCTGTCTTCAAACCTACTTTCTCTGACATTAATTCTGCTAGGATCGGGAGCATTGTTTATTACCACTATGTCTTCGTCTAGGTAGTCTATACTGTTTTTTGTTAAATATGTTTTGAGACCACTTTTACATCGTTGACTAACGCAAACTATTTTTAGAGGGTTGACAGCGAGGGCATTTTTGTATTCCCATTCTATCGGGTTGTGGACAACTGATATTATTTTTTTATTAGATAAGTTTGAGCAGTCTCTTAACACTGTATCTATAGGTGCGATTTCTATTTTATTAAAGTGACCAAAGGGTTGGTGATATTCGGGTTGTTTAAACTGGTGGATATGATGACCCATCAACCAGCAAATTATTATATCCGAACATTCCCCTTGCTCGTCGTCATAGTAGTGTATTATTTGTGAGTCTGCCACACTATTTGAGAACTGCTCATTCCAACGCTCAACACCTCCACCGATAGGTTTCTTCCCACCCATGAGCAGGGATACTTTAGGGTCTGGCTCTGAATCAGAGAATATTGAAAGAAACCGCAGCCTCTTGTCTTGTTGCTTTACGTTGTTGACATGTATGAAATGAGATTTACAACTCCTAGACCAGAATTTAGGCCCAGCTTCAAACTCACAATTCCACTCAAAACTAAGCCTGTTTAATAATTCTTCAGGAACAAGGCAAGATAGTAAGACTTGATCAAAGCACCATTCTTTTATATAGCATTTTTTCGGTTGGCGGTAGAGTTCCGCCAGTGACTGTGGTATTACAAGCACTCCACCGTTCAGCATATTATCTACGCTAGATTCATACGGTTTATCTAGGATGTTAGCAAAGACCCACTTTTCTATGCTCCGTAGCCATCCTAAATCTTTCTGTTTGTTCGTAACATCTTTAAATTCATCATATGCAGAAATTTTGTCGTCGGGCGTGTTTTTGAATATATTTGGAGAACCTGACTTAATAAAAACGTCACAGTCTAGATATAGAGTCTTCTTATATTTTTTTGTTACTTGATAGATTCTATACTTATTGGCCATTGGCCAATCTTCGTTTTGATCTCCAGTCAACTCAATATAATCTGCGTTGCACTGCTTGGCATATTCGACAATACTTTCTCTAGTAACACTCAAGTGTTCTAGGGCGTAATCATTTGCAGCGACAACACAAACCGCATACTCGCTCTGTTGCGGTGGTAGCTCGTCATAGAAGTTTATCAAGCTGGCAAGATGGGGGTCTGTTGATTGGACCAGAGTTCTTACAGACTTGCGAGTTCTTTCAAAATGTTCCTCCCTGTCGTACTGGGAGCAGTCCTGACACCATTTCCAATTGGGCGGCATAGTGCCCATCTCCTTCTCGAAGACTGGGCACCAACCGGGTTTGTCACAGATACATTGTGACAGATCCAACTTTTCTACCATGCTCGGCAACTCCAGTACCTTGCCTTCCAGCGTGGACCGGGGTTGTCGCAGTTGTGCCTAGCACGGAAATTCTTTCTCCTACCGGGAATATTCTTTTTAATTTTCATGTTAGGGTCTCCAAAGTTTACCTTAACAACATTTCCCTTTTGGTTTTTAACATATACGCTAAACTTCTTTGGTCCGCTAGGAGTTCTAAAGGGTTTACCCAGCTTAACTTTTCTGCCCTGATACTCAGCCGCCTGAGCTGGTATTAAGGTTCTTCCGTTCTTTTTATAGATACCTTTTCTTTCGTACTGGTATATCTCGCCAGTTTTAGGATCTCTATACTTAAACACTTCTGCCTTAGACTTGCGTGGATGTCCTTTTGGTAATAGATCGTTATCGGTCGTATAGTTTGGGTTAGAGGGTCTACCACTTCTAAGCAACTTCAGGAAGGCGTTCACGCGAGCAATAGCCCAGCCATGACGACTCATCTTTGGGGCGTGGCTTGTAGAGAAGGCTCCTGCACCACGACGGTAAACGGCCTTGAGCATACCCAGTGTAGCCTTGGAGCCTTTTCCTTTTGCGTTGTGCTCCTTAACTTTCTGTGCTAACTGTGCTGTTACCTCTTTACTAAAAGTAATTTTACCGCTAGGATTCTTGGCACTGTCAGGCTTATTCTTTTTAGAGCCTTTCTTTTGATCTTTTTTTGGTGCTGGAGTTCTACGGGGATCTTTTGGTCCCGGTTTGTCTGCTTCCGCAAACTCAGCATACGTAAGGTGCTCTTCGGACTGGGCACGCTTAAGCTGCTCTTGGGTTGGTCTACCTTCTTTTTCAGTTTTAGCAGGCTTATAGTTTTTACCTTCTCGTTCTTTCTTGCGTCTGATGTTTTCCCAAAGTCCCGGTTTAGCAATTGAAATATCAATCTCCTCTACTTCCGATTCTTCGTGATACACCTCTTCAGCAGAAACATAATCTTCTTCTGCTGGCACATAATAATTGTCCTCCGTAAGTTCCTCTTCTGATCCGTAAGATTCAAAGTAGTAAAACTCATCAGCTTCTGAAATATAGTCAGGCATTAGTAACTCCTAAAAGTTTGGTAGTTCTGGAAAAAGTTTGTATCGAATATCTTCCCAAACGGCACCAGCAATAATCATTGAGGCTTCGTTGTCAGAGGGGTAGTGTACGCCCATTAGCATCCTAGCCATTCCAGCCAATTGAACCTTATCAAAGAATTGGTCTGAAAATTGTGGGTATTTCGCCGCCAATATGTAGGCACTCAGTGCAGCGTAAGCGGTGTGTCCCGATGGATAGGCTGGAGTTTGTGCAGTCTTAGAGTCTCTGAGTGTTATGTTCAATCCGTATTTATCAGCAATCTGGTAGGGCCTCGGCCTGTTATGTCTATGTTTTAAATTAAGAATGATAGGCTTTAATATGTTCCAAGACTTGTCAAATATCTCCTTTGGAAACTCTACATTTAGTTGTTTTAAAGTTGTATGAAAAAGATCATTCGGTTCTTCATCAACAAGTTTAATTAAGTCTAGTTGTGAGTTGGAAACACTCTTGGTTAAGTTAGAAAGATAGATTAATTCTTTCCTTGTGGTTTCGCTGTTATTATCCGGAGGATCTGGAAGTATATCATCCCAACCTATTGTAACCTGTTTAGACACCTTCCAAGTCCTTGGCTTGTCGGTATACTTCATGTTTTTAAGTTGTTCAGATATAAATTTATCTGCACCAATTATATAACTCATTTGTTTACCAGTTTTGAATTTTCTTTGAATTTGTCACATAGGGGGCAGAGCATTTGATCTCCGGGGTTGTGCATGTTTCTGTCGTGATGTATCATCAATATCCCCTGAAGTAGCTGGGTATCTCTCATCATGGATTGCTCTTGTAAAACTTTTATGCTATTGCCGGGGTCTGGAGCTATGATCACGTTTGGCTCTCTAAGTTCCCTGAACATATAAGCACTAAAAGCTAAATTGCATAAACTTACCGCAAACAGCACGTATGCTGCACATCTAAAAAATTTCATTTTGACACCTGTTAAGAAAATAGTTCAGAAATTACTTTTCCTGAGTTAGCTATTTTCATAGGTCGTCCACTGTTACTTGTATAAGTAGTCTGTAACGAAATGCCAAGAGCCTTACAAATTGAGGCCATGACATCTTGGGAGGAATAAGGTTCTGTCTCCACCCGTGTACCATCTTTATTTGTTGCACCAACAGCTATGCCGCCATTCATACCAGCACCGCCCACGACCACACTCCAGCTTCTTGCCCAGTGATCTCGACCAGCGTTTTGATTAATACGTGGAGTTCTACTAAATTCGCCCATCCATATGATAGCTGTATCCTCCAATAACCCTCTTTGCTCTAAATCCTCTACTAATGCACTCATACCCTGATCTAGCATTGGTAACTTTGTATCTCTTAATGTTGGGAATATGTTTTGGTGGTTATCCCAGCCGCCTAGTCCAACCTCTATAAACGGCACGCCAACCTCTACTAAACGCCTAGCCATTAGGCATCCTTTACCAAAGCTATTGTCTCCGTATCTTTCTTTAACGTTCTCTGGCTCGCCTTCAACTTTCATAGCATCCATTTCGGAGCTTGTCAAAACATTGAATGTCTTACGTAGAACTTTTTGGTGTTCTTTTGCTAAAGCCCCTCTGCTGCTATTGATAAAGTTGGTTTCTATTATATCTAACGCCTGTGCCCTCTGATAAAATCTTTGATCTATCTTCATGTTGAGATTTCTAATTCTACCGTCACTATTTACAACGAACGGAGAATACTCTGCACCCAAGAATCCAGCACCGGCACTTGGGCCATTTACAGATACGAATTGAGGTATCATAAGCTCTGGCTTTTCCAGTTCTTTAGACAGGACCGACCCATAGCTAGGATGAACCATATTTGGGTTGGGGACATAACCGGTGTGCATGTAGTAACGACCACGCATGTGATCGGCTTCACGAGTGCTCATGCTACGAACAATAGCCATGTTGTGCATCTGCTTTGCCATTAGTGGCATATGCTCAGAAATCTCAACGTCACCGGTCGTTGATATTGGCTTAAATGGCCCGCCGGTTGGAGCGTCAGGTTTTAAGTCCCATATATCCATAGTGGACGGTCCACCGCCCATCCATAGTAGGATGGCCGATTTTCCGTTTTTCTTTAGCTGCTGCTCATTTGCTTTAAGTGTTTGCGTCAGAGCAGCAACTCCCGCTAGGGATGTTAGAAATTCTCTTCTTTTCATATTAAAACCTAAAGTGAAAGAACAATCCGCTAAACGGAGATGGGTAAACTGGGACAGGTTGTGGCTGCACAATAACTGGAGGCCCATAATAGTAATGGTGAATCGTTGGTGGATACACCCTGTACTGGTATGGATAAACATACGGTCTGCCGATTATAATACTTCCGTGCCTGTAGTTATGACTAGGCTTAACTTGAGGCTGTTGAGGCCTTTGCCACTCTTGCTTTCCAAAGCCTCCGGGCCTTTGCGGTTGAGGTCTTGTAAAATCTCTAGGAACACTCTTTACGACTGGCGGCTTAATAACTTTACGTTCAGGTTGTTGTGCCTCAGCCGACAGAGGGATGAACAAAAGAGATAGTAGAACTACTAAGTATTTCATTTTAATCTCCTTATACGCAGTTCGGGCACTCGCATCCGTCGCCACATTCACATTCAGATTCTACACATGGACAATCGTTGTCACAGACTTCGCAAATCACTGGTTGCTCCTTGTTAAACATGTTTTTAATTTCATCTTTATTAATTAAACAAATTGCAGCTACAATAATAACCGCCAAGAATGGTATCTTAAACTTCATAGTAGTCTCCTTAGACAATAATATCTGTTAAAATTTTGCCTCCATCCACAATCTCGATGGGGCGATCACCGGGAGCCATTAGCTCTTTATCAGCGACTATTCCTAGTCTGTTGTAGATAGTAGCCGCCCAGTCTTCTATGTTGACTGGATTTTGATCTGGCTCGCTTGCGGTAGCATTTGAGGTTCCATATGTCATTCCTCCTTTGATTCCACCTCCAGCAAGCACTGTGCTGAATACTTTTGGCCAGTGGTCTCTTCCTGCACGGTTGTTTATCTTTGGAGTTCTTCCAAACTCAGAGACTACACAAACTAAAGTAGACTCTAGTAACCCACGCTGATCCAAGTCTTCGATAAGGCTTGCAAACCCTTGATCAAAAGCTGGCAACTGACTGTTCATGCCGTTAGCTATGTTGTCGTGCATGTCCCACCCACCGTATGTAAGTGTTACGAATCGTGTTCCAAACTCAACAAGTCTTCTAGCCAAGAGCATCCTTGCTCCGGCTGTATTCCTACCATACTTATCTCTAATGTTCGCTGGTTCTTTTTCTATGTCAAAGGCGTCCTTTGCGTTTTGATCTCCTATCAAGCTGTATGCACGTTCATAAAAAGAATTCATAGCTTTAACTGAGTCGGCGTTCTGCTTTTTGTTAAAGTTGGTATTTACCACATTAAGCACACGCTGCCTTCTTGTAAATCTTTCATCTGGAACCGGAAGTTGAAGATCTCTAACTTGGAAGTCGCTGCTAGCAGGGTCAGATCCCAAGCCAAATCCAGAATATGAACTACTCAGATATCCAGTACCTGCATATTCGTTAGGTTGGTTTGGTATGCAGACATACGGAGGAAGGTTTTTGCGAGGCCCAAACTCATGTGCAACCACTGAACCCATTGATGGGTATTGAAGGGCTGGGCTAGGTCTATAGCCAGTAAACATATTGTGTGTGCCACGTTCATGAGCAGCTTCTCCATGAGTTAGACTTCTTATAATGGTTAGCTTATCTGTGACTTTAGAGGTCTTTTTTAAAAGCTCGCCTATTCTAATACCCGGAGCAACCGTATCTATACTTCCAAGTGGGCCTCGATATTCAAGAGGGGCGAAAGGCTTAGGATCAAAAGTTTCCTGATGAGCCATTCCTCCCGGCAAATAAATAAATATAATACTCTTAGCTGGCCCCTCTTTGCTATCATAGTGCTTCTGATCAGCCATAGCCAAAGATGCACCAAAACTTCCTAAAATTCCAGCATGTAAAAAAGATCTTCTATCCATTATAATATAACCTTTGCTTCTCCTTCGAGTAAATATCTTGGTCGTCCAGACATGTCAGTACGCTGGATTCCGTGTTCAATTCCAAAGTGGTGGAACAGTGTGGCTTGTAGATCGAGTGGGCCAACAGGATTTTCTACAGGACTGTATGATCTATCAGCTTCCCCAATCGTTCTGCCAGATTGATATTTACCACCCGCCATCATCATGGGTGTAATGGCAGGCCAGTGATCACGGCCAGCATTTGCATTGATCTTAGTTCTGCCGAATTCTCCAGTTACAACCAATAAAACCTTTTCGTTTAAGCCTCTGTCCCAAAGGTCTTGCAAGAAACCTGCAATCGCCTTGTCAATAGGTGCAACTTTACTTTTAAGGGCGTTGGAAATATTGCTGTGCATGTCCCAACCACCGTAGTGTAATGTGACGAATTTAGTTCCATGTTCTACTAATCTTCTTGCCAAGAGCATCTGTTCACCAATGTCATTGGCTTTTTCAGAGCCGTAAAGAGCTTTTGTTGCTTCTGACTCTTGATCTGTAGCAAACGCATCTTTGGCTGAACCAAGAATTACGTCGTATGCCTGACCTTTATAGAAGCCAACTGATTCAGCACCTCTTCCAGATATATCCTTAGCTGCTGAACCTAACGCCCCCAGAAGTTGCTTTCTGTTGCTGAATCTGTCGAGTTCGATCCGTGGTGTGAGATTGTCTTTATTGGACGGATCAAATGGCTTAAATGCTCCACCCAGCCAAGCACCTTCATCACCTTCAATTTTGCCTTGCTTAACATATGTTGGCACTCCATTTTGAGGGTGGTTTGTTCCATAAACAGATGAGATTAAAGAACCAAAGGAGGGGTATTTTGCGGTAGAGGTAGTAGTTCTTTCTGGATTGTAGTGTCCAGTCATCATAAAGTGTGTCCCCTGTCTGTGGGAAGAGTCTTTATGACTGAAGGAGTTTACTACGTTTAACTTTGATGTATGTTTAGACAGTTCGTACCAATCTTCTCCTAGGGTTATGTTAGTCTTTGCGTCATGCCTTGCCCCGTTTACTGGTTGCCATTCTGTTGGCACTGTGTCTTTTGGTGCATGGAATGTCTCAAACTGTGTGGGACCACCACCAAGCCAAACCCATACTACTGCCTTGTCATCATAGCTTTGTGCGTTTGCGGCGAAAGCCTGATCTGAAAATCCAACGGCTGACATGCCAGCCCCAATAGATCCAATCCTAAGAAAATCTCTCCTGTTAAACATAAAGTCAATCATTTTATCATCTTTCTAGCCCGGAGCTTCATAAAAACCAATATTAAACCCTTCTCTTGTGCAATCCTCCACGGTTTTTTCCATTCCGTGTTGTTTGAGGTGCTTCTCTATATATATACACATTTTTTCGTCAGTACCCTCCCAATTGTTCTTGCAAAAATGACAAAGATATTTGCATTTCCAGTGGCTTCTGGTTTTGTCTAGGGGTTTTGGGTTGACATTCTGTCTAATTTCCTCGACTCTATTCTTCAGCATTTCTAGAAATCTGGTCTCATCCTCTGGGCCAAAACAAAGACTGAATGGTTTAGGGTCTCTTTCTCCGTCTTTGTCTTTGTAAAAGAATATACTCATGATCCTATTTGGGAAATCAGGGTATAGTTTAGATATAGCGTAAAAGTACAGTAGTAATTGTGCATCTTTTTCTAATTTTTCATAATCCTTCACCTCTCCAGTTGCCCAATCCATACGACGACCTGTTTTCCAGTCTACGACCTCTATTGTTTCGTCATCAATTTTGGTAACTAGGTCGATTGTCCCCTTAATAGCAAGCTGCCCCTTTACTATTTCGCCATTAATCTCGTATTCAAACTTAGCCCAATCTTCTTCGATTGGTATGTCAAAATGTGGCTCAGGATGGTGAATGTTCCTAAGCCTTGGGTCAAATTGGCCGTCATTGTGATTCAAAAAAGTCCACACAGTTTCAGCTATGTCCCTTCTATCTTTTGGGCCAAACTTGTGCTTCGAGTTTTTTGCGTAGCAATCTATGGATATTTCAATTAATTCATTAACAAAATCATCGGTATATAATCTATCTTTATGTACCCTGATCTTACCAGCAGCGTCATCTTCAACTACCAAGTACTTTTTTCTAGAATTGTCTTGTTGAAATTTCTTTAACCCTGCCAATATCTCCATAGCCTTATGAGCCATCGTTCCCATGTCGGCCTTTTTACCGCTATCTGACTGATGCCCTAAAACATAGGTTATAAAGTACTGCATTTCACAGTACGAATAATTATTATAGCTTGAACTTCTAACATAGGTAACTAACATTGATTCTCCTAAAAGTTAAGGTAAAATTCTTTAACCTTCACTATTAAATCATCAATGCTATTATCTTTATTATTTATGCAGCTTGTGAAGGGATAATCGTCCAACGCTACTTCGCTAGAGTGATCATCGTCATATATATTTCTTGTTAATCTCAACAGGCGTCCGCCAGCCCGTTCAATTGCTTTTGCTTCGTTTGGAAATCTAACGTCTGCTATAATAGCTAACTCAGATTGCTCCGCCTGTATCTTTCTTATACAGGAGTCTACCCAGATTGGTTCATACATCTTGCGGCAAACGTCTGTGCCAAAAAACTGCATGAACTCACGAGCGGTCATTGGTCCTTCGTTTGTGGTGACTCCCGGTATATTCTCCCACAGCAAATGCTCCTGCACTTGATTCTTCTGCTCATCTGTCCCAAAGACGCACTCATATGGAATATTGAACAGTTCAACACAAATCCTCTTCAGTTCATCTGCGAAGCTATAGAGTTTTACGAAAGGCCACATGTTATATTCTGCGTACTCGGAGAATGCTCTATCTTGACGGGTTACATCAAACTCTCCCCATCCCCCTTCTGTCTGTACTAAGAGTTCCCCAGAAGCACCAATGTTCCAGTCCTCAATATTATTAAGCCTCTTTAAAACTACTCCATGTAATATATTGGCTGTGGTATTTTTACCCGCCTGTTTCCTTCCTGATATTCCAAGTATCTTCATCAATAGCATCCATTTAAATTTGAAAGTATTTGTTCTTTTATACTGTCTATAGACATGACCCCTAGATCGTTTGACCTTATATGCGGAAACGAAAGACTGAAGAGCCTGTTTAAATCCCTGTTGATTTTTATCTTAGACTCTCGTCCAGCTTGATCATTGTCGGTTATAATAATTAATTTTGTTATCCCAGCCTGTAGTATTAACGACTTCTGTTTTTCAGATATATCTTTACCAAAAAGACCGGCAGCATTTCTTACTCCCGCTTCAAAAAGTTTCCAAACATCTCCCTGCCCCTCGACTAAGAACAGGCAATGTTTACTTTTAGCAGCTCTGATGGCCTCGTCGTAATTGTACAGATAGTCTGTTTTTCTAATCCCTTCTGAAAACAGGTACTTTGGTTGAAGCCAGTTATTTGTAGCCCTAGCTATATATCCCACTTGCGACTCATTGTATCTGATCGGTATAATTGAACGGTGTCTCATAGGAGAATCGTTATTGGAACAATCCTCCACGCCGAAATGCTTTAATGTATTCCTGTTAAATCCTCTGCTTTCAAAATACGGGGAGTGACCAATGGTGGGAACACAGTCAAATTCACAAGCAGCATTATCTTGCCAATCTTTTGTTTTGAAGTTATTTACTAGGCTTACAAAATCATCTTCAGGTACGACTGCTTTTTTAACCTTGGAAGATTTAGCGTTATCAACGTTGTATATCTTACATATGTGTCTCAACGCATCTGAAAATGACGACGGTTCATCACGACTCTGTAAGACACCTCTAACGAAAGCAAAGATATCTGTTCCAAACTCTTCTTGGCACCCTCTCGTCCAACATCTCCACATTTGTTTATCTAAAGATATTGATAGTGCGTTTGGGTTATCGCTACCCTCGTGTATAGGGCAGCTCATAAATATATTATCTCCATCTTGGGTATATTCCAAACCGAAACTATCCAAAAGTAGATCAATATCGGTAAATATTATTTTTTTTACATGATTTAAATCAAGCGTTTTAGGCTTGGTTTTTTGTGAACTCATACCATAAGAATCCTGAATTAGCCGCAGCGTAAGAAAACCACACTAAAGCGTGGGGAAAATCTTTCTGCCTTACATTATCAATACCACACGCTAAGTAGCATAGCGTAGAAATCCCAATCGCCCAAGTAGCAAGCATTAATCTTCCTCCCATATTTGATCATCAAACGGTGCATCTGCCCCTTCTATAACATCGCCATCAGGTGAAGATCTCATCTCATCTCTAGTCCTTAGCTCATTTAGTTTTGAGTGAGCACCCAACATATTTAGGTTTATGTAGTTACCATCTAGTAATCCCGCACCATGACGTGCTTTTAAGGTAACTAGCTTTCTATTTCCTCCATTTGGACCGTCCTCAGCTAGCTCCTCTGCGGACTTCAATTTAAATATGGAGAAAGATGTGCATAGCCAAATAAGTCTGTCAGAGCCGCTCACAGCGTCTGTGGACTCTTTAGTTATTCCGTCTCTGTTTAGCTGTACGAATGATAAACATGGAAAATCGTACTTGACAGCTAGATTATGCAGGTTTGTAATTTGAAAGCCTAACGCTTGATACTCTTGCATATTGTTATTAATTGAGCTGGACGACATTAGTTTTAAGTAGTCGTAAACAACAAGGCAATCGTTTGTCCTGCCGTTCTCGTCTTGACCCACCTCTTGAATGATCCAGCGTTTAATTGTATTTAAGATAGTTTCAAACGGAGCACCCGCAACACTGACGTATGTATATGGAATATCTCTAATCTCGTCAATAGCACTACGAACAGCTATAAACTTTTCGTCGTCCTCAGCAAACTTTCCCGTGGATATTTCCTCAATAGGAACACCGCTTATATTGGAAAGTATTCTGTTGAGGTGATCTTCTTTGCTCATCTCGGTATCTAACATCAAAACCGGTGTGCCGTTGCGAGCATTGTACAGTGCTACATTATCAGCAAACACCGACTTGCCAACGCCGGGACGAGCAGATACAAGATCAACACACTTGCGGCGTAGGCCACCACCGATAACAGCATCAAACCTAGGGAAACCGCTTGGTAGTCCGATTTGGTCACACTTATTCTCCACTAAAAAGTCAATGTATTCGTCTATATTGTCGCCCAGCATCTCGGGCTTTTGACCTACTTCGTCATCCCGTAGAAAGTCCGTAATTGGATTCTCAAGCAATCCTACGATGTGATCTATGTCCTCATCGCCCTTGATGTTGTCTATATCGTTAGATATCTTCTTGGCAATAAGTTTGGCTTTTCTTGCTAGCTCAAACTTTTTAACCTGTGCTGCAAAATGAAGGACGTTTTGCTTGCTAACAGGAAATTCCATCAAGGAATGAATATACTGAAGTTCTTGTCTGGTGTTTACAGAATCCGAAAGGCTCAGTTGTTCGGCAGCGGACAACACCGCTGGCAGATCAACATGTGCATCTGACTGTAAGACCTTTTCGATACACTTGAACAGAACTTGGTTATTCTGATGTGCAAAGCTATTATGGGTTACAATATCTGATAGTTCAACATATGCCTCAAGTCCATACGAGAACAGGCTCGCAAGCAATGCTCTCTCTGAACCGAGGTCGCTCAATTGTGAGTTCATTAATTATCTTCCTATGCAGCGATCACATCTTGGAAACTCGCCGTAAATTAGATTTGGGTTTGTATTAAATTTCTTACCGCAAACATGGCACTCAACTGAGACTTGCTTTGCGGGTTTTCTTCTCCTTGGGGTCTTCATCTTTTCAAACTTTTCGTAATCAAAGTCTTCATCGGGATCTTCGCCGTAGTCAACCCACTGATTTTGTTTAAACTTCACTGGTACTTTTCCATTCGGTTTAGCATTACCTGTAGACACTGTAAAATCCTCTTTAACTCTACGCTGAGTTGGGCTGTCAGTGTCTTTAACATTTTCTACTTGTTCTTTCACGTCATCACTCTTAACATTACTATTCAGTAGTCCTTCGACCAGTTGATCTTTCTGTTCAGGTGTTAAGGAGTTCAGAAGTGCTTTTACTATATCATCGCTCATTTTCTCTTACCTTTTTCAATTAGTATGTCTGCCTTGCGGCGAACGTTGTACTCTCTACTTTTTAGGTTTTCCAACCTCCCCTCCGCTGTCATTTTCCATTCATTTATCTTGTGGGCCAAGTCATGATTTCTAAGGATGGTTGCAACCTTGGTGTCGTGTTTTGCGTATTGATCCCAAGTTCCGTTGTTTATCTCGGAGGATATAATGCTTTGTAACGTGTTATCGCACCATCTCCTCACATTCTCGCACTTTGCCTTCTCCTTGGATACATGGTCAGCAAACTGGTATAACTGGTAAGCGTGATTAAAGCAGTCGTCTTGGTTTAGCTTCTCCATGTCTTCAATAGAGAGCATTTCTGCTATTGCAAATTCTGGCCTAAATACAGTGCTAACCACATTTTTGGCTGTTATGTATGCGTCAATACCGTCTAAAAAATGTTGTAGTCTATCAGCGGCGTTCAAGCTTCTCTCTCCAATAATCTTCTGAGTCGTCGTACCTTAAAACGATTAATTCAATGTCGTTAACCCTGCACCACTCTGCTTTATCTTTATCTCTAGCCTTGGCTTGCAGGAATCCTGCCTTGCTTTTATGAAAGAAGGGTGTGTACTTAAAATGTTGTTGACCGTGAACCTCCACACCTATTTTAACATTTGGAATTAGAAAGTCAAGGTATAGAACAGATTTTTTTGATGGTTTAACAGTTCCCGGTAACTTCACCTCTTCCAATATCGAATAACCTTTGAATATTTCTTTAATCAATTCTCTGGCTTTGATGTGAAAAAAGGATCTTTTGCTTCGGTCGTTGTCTATATATTTTTTAAGGTCGAGATTATATTCTCGGCCATTTAAGCCCGTTACCTTCATAGAAACACTTCCCTAATCTGCTGATAGATAAAGTTGGTAATGTCTTCATTTGTTTCTAGAAAGTTTGTTACACGCTCCATACCTTGAAACTTGAAAGCTTTTGTTACGGCCTCCTCGTCTTCTGGATCGACTTCGTTTTCTATGAGCCAGCTTTTGATCGTTGGGTCTTCTCTATTTTCTACCGCACAGGTAATTGTATACCAAGCTCCGCTACGGTCAATCATGGCAAATTCACTTGCGATCTGTGCCACTTCTTGGCATTCGTCAATACCTACACCATATCTAATCCAACTTTCTGTAGTTTTAAGTGGCGTACCTCCAGCAGCAGAAGTTTTTATCAACCAGTTGGCAATTTGTCCTACGTGATTGCCTGAGTCTTTTGGAACCTCCCATTTACCCCGATGGGTTATCACCATGTTTGTACCAGCCTGATACTGTAACATATTACCGCAATCAGCCATCTTACTCGGTGAGTATCTACTACCGCCAGTATTAGCAATGTTATGTGTGATAAAGATACAAATGGCCTTCATTCTAGCGACATCACCGCTAATACGCTTAAAGAACATGGAAAGTAAACGCGGTAAGGCATTACGAACACCCGTTCTAATTTCTCCATCAAGTTCGTCTTGGGGAACCATGCTGGAAGTAGAATCTACAATCGCTACAAGGTCGGGTGTACCCTTGATGTATTTCTCTAGCGAGTTAAGATATCTTTCAGCAGAGACTAAAGGTTCTTTATCTGTGGCCTGAACAATTTTAATTTTAGACACATCGAGATCTTTGATCCCCTTGAAGTTTTCTTTAGTCAGTCTACCTTCGGTATTAAAGTATATTACATTCTTGCCTTCTTTCTGAGCTTTAGCGGCAAAGTAGAGGGCTGTGGTCGTCTTTCCGGTTTTAGGATCTCCGGTCATAACTACGCAGCTACCTTCTCTAAGACCTCCACCAAGAGCTATATCTAAAGCGGGAGAAATACCTATGGTCTTGTAATTTTCTAGAGAGGCTAGGACTTCGGTTCCTGATTCTACTATCGCACCATATTTCTTGTTTATCTCATTGCTGATTGGATCGTCTTCAAATTGAATCGTCTTCGATTTCTTTGCCATTTTCAATATCCCTTAGTTTGTCAAGAATGTTTTTGCGACCGAGGCTTTTCTTGCGATGTTTTGCATTTTTCTTTACATCCATCTTCTGAGCTTTTTTCGGTCTGTCATTTAATAATAGCTGGTAACGCTTAATTATACCAATAGCTTTTGGGTGATTAAGAGAAAAAATACGTTTGAAGTCATCAGAGAGAACAGCTTTGACTAAAGCTTCTTCGGTGATAGACTTGTCTTTGAGTATTTTATTAGCAGCGAACAACTGTCTTTTGAAAGTCCAGTCCCAAGGTTTCTTACTCCAAAACTTGTAGGGTAGAGATCCTACGTTTTTATTCTCTGCGTTTTTACGACACATAATTTCTGCGACGTAAGCTGAACATGTACAGTATTCACCCGTGCTTTCATGTTTGTACTTGCTCTTCTCCGTTCGCTTCCTTTTCTTTTTTGCCGACATTATAAATCAAAGCCTCCTCAAAGCAATTTTCTAGATCGTCAATATATTCTTTTTCGGCTATAAGTTCTGGCACTAGCCACATCTGTTTGTAAACCTTGCCATTCTTAAGAACACCTACAGTGTAATAGTTTGTAGACTCTGCCCCTAACGCACCCATTACAGATCGAATGAGATATATACCCTCGGCACCATCTATATTCAATACGCACTTGTGAGACCTAAACTGAAGATGCATTTCTTCAACATTTACTTCATTCCTCATACAATACTGTTTAATGTCCCTCCAAGTGTCATATTCATCAAAGAAGAAATGTTCTCCGTCAGATGTCATTACTTTTACCCAGACCCTTCTAAGGTTGCAAGTCTGGTAGTGTTCCTTCCATTTGGCTTCATCCATGTAACTATTTCCTTATACTCGTTACGCAGGATGATCTCTTCTTGGCGTTGAACTCCGGTCTTTTTGCGTCAGCCATTTCGGAGGCAGATTGCGTCATGACCGTTGACCCCTTATCGTTTCTACCAAACTGCTGATACAACAGGCTATCTTTCTTTTTCTTGGGTAGTGCGTCCAAAAACTTCTTTACGCTGGACTTGGCTCTATCCAAGTCTTTGCATAGAGAGTCTATATCATTTTCTGAATGGTTTTCTAGGTAAAATTTTTCAGCCTTGCTTAACGGTCCTTTTTTAGTCATTTAAAAATCCTCTCTGAGCTTTGGTTAAATATATAGAATTGTTTGTTTTTAGATAGGTCATATAATAGTCAAAAGTATTTTTAGATACTCTTTTGATGTTAGTTTCAATAACCTTTTCTCTTTTGCCGTATGGCCCGTTTGGGTCAAATAAGTTGCTTTGATGAACTCTAGCAAAATAAGTTTCAGTGCCATCTTCTTTTTTTATTACTTTGGCGTAATGAGAAACTTTATATTTCTTTTCTTTTTCTATGGAAGCTCCGGTCTTATCAAACAATAAAACTTTGTTGGTGTTTTTTTCTATAAAACCTTTGTCTACATATTTCATTTTTTACCCTCCATTATATATTTCGCTTTCTGTTTATTAGTCATTGAATTAATTTCTTTAGGTGAAGCATCTCCATGTTTATGATACCAAGCTTTAGGTGCTTCTGGTGTAGCTTCCTTCTTCTTGTGTGCTTCTTCGGATATTTTGCTTTTGTTTACGCGAGCGTTCTTGTCTGCAATGCTACCTATCGTATTAGAACCCTTGACAAAAGCGTGAACGCCACCAGAAATAACCCTGTAGAGGGTAGGTTCGTTGCACTCGGGGCAAAATGAAAGAGGCTTGTCGTCAAAAGCCTGTTTAACATCTGTTAATTTGTGAGAACAGTTCTCACATTCGTAATCATATAAAGGCATTTAATTCTCCAATGCAGTTAGTACCCTGCCTATTATGTCGTTTCTTTGTATGTCCTCATATCCAAGCTCACAGATGCCAACCCCTTTTACTCCGCTTAGTCTGGATATGCAGTAGTCTAAACCGCTCCTACCTCTCAGATCGTCTTGATTGATGTCGCCGTTTATGAGTACCTTGCTATTCTTACCCATGCGGGTTATGAACATCTTAATTTGCTCTACTGTACAGTTCTGTGCCTCATCAAGAATCATGTAGGCGTTATGAAAGGTTGATCCCCTCATAATCTCCAAAGGCTTGTAAAGTATTTGTCCATCATTATCATAGTGTCCATAGTAAGATCTTCCAAGGAAAAATTTTAGGTTTTCTTTCATTGGGAGCAAGTAAGGTGCGATTTTTTCACCGAGTTCTCCCGGTAGCGAGCCTATGTCTTTACCTGTACAAACTAAAGGTCTCGTGATAATAATTTGCTCTATGTCAGCTCTATGTAGGTGTTCAGCAGCTATGCCAGCGGCGATAAAAGACTTGCCCGAACCCGATGGTCCAGAACAAAAGACTATATCGTTTTCAATAATGGATCTTATGTATTCTTTTTGATTCTCTGTTTTGGCTTCGAGTTTTTGTACTTTAGGTCTATTATCTTCTTTGCGTGTTCTTCTGGATCTTGCCATTTATTTTACCTTGTAACTAAATTTTATAGGTCGGTTTCTTTAACAAAGATTCCGTCTACCATCCTACCTTTTCTGTCCTTGATGTCGTCCCAAGCCTTAGATAGACAGTCGGTAAGACTAAGTTTGTTCCGTTCAGCGATGTTAAGCAAAACGACAATCATATCCCCAATGTCGTCAGACACATCCTTACCTTTACAAATGTTATCGGAAAGCTCACCGGCCTCCTGTATTAGTTTAGCAAACTGGTCTTTGTCTGTTGACCCCTCTATTAAATTCCTGTCGTGGTGCCAGCCAACGATTTTATTTACGTAGTCGTCGGTAGAGAGATTTTCTTCCACTGTTATTTCCTCCGGATAACTAGAAAAGTATACGTCTTCCTTTATGCCGTGTACAGTTTCAAGCGTGTACCAACTTTTAAGTTGTTCAAGTCTAGCTTTTTGGTCTGGATGTATATCCTTTTTGTCTGTCATAGTTTCATATCTCCAAAGTCCATGTCGTCCAAATCGTTTTTACTAGCACCTATTTTGTAGCTAGTGATCTCGTGTTCTTGAGGTGCAACCTGAACACTCTCACTTTGCATCCATGCTTGTGTCCATCCAGCAATGGGGTTTTTGCCAACGTTCTCGTATGGCAATCCGATGGTTTTTCTTCTAGACATACACAGCCAATCAATATACTGGTGTAAGACCGTTTCGTTTAACCCTATGATTGAGCCGTCTTTAAACAGGTAAGAAGCCCACTCCTTCTCTTCTTTAGCGGCGTTTTCAAACATTGCAACAGCGTCCTCTTGGCACTGTTTTGCTACATTAACAAACCCTTCTGATTCCTCCTTGTGGAGAATCTTAAGGATAGCTTGAGTATTTGCTAAGTGTAATGCTTCGTCACGTTTTATCAACTTAATAATGTCAGCATTGCCTACCATCTTCTTATTTTCTGCAAACGCAAAACTACAAATAAAACTAACATAAAACCTAATCGCTTCAAGAATATTAATGCTAACTATGGTCATATAAATTTGCTTCTTGAGTTCAGACGGTTTTGTTGTTTCGCAAGCCATTCCCATTAGATTATTATAATCCCTAATCGCACCGTTGGCACGCTTCATAATTTCCTTATCTTCATAAATGCCTCCAAAAATTTCTGAACTGTCTGCAAAAACATTTTGAATAATATAGCTGTAGCTTTGAGAGTGGATTTTTTCAAAGAACTGCCACGTCATCAAGCAGGCTTCGAGTTCAGTATTTGTCACGAACTCCAGTAGCGTGGGAACGCCTCTACAAATCACGCTATCAAGCATGGTTTGGTATTTTAAATTAGATGTAAAGATAAACTTCTCATTATCTGACATCTCCTTAAAGTCGCCGCGATCCTTTTTAAGCTCAATCTCTTCCGGTCTCCAGAAGTTCATCATCTGTTTACTATCCAACTCTCTAAAGACTGGATACTTAACGATGTCGTAACGTTGCACTCCTAAGTCCTTACCCAAGAATAACGGTTGATTCATTGGGTCTACGCTCTTTGTATTAAAGATGGTTTTCATATCGCACATGCTCCAGAGTCACAGTTCATGCCTTTTTCTGTATCGCCGTCTCCGTCTGGCGTGTTGGCATAATAGAAATTTTTAAGACCGTATTTATATCCGTATATCTGATCTTTTATTAAAACGCTAAGAGGAATATTGCCATCCTCGTAATGGCTATAGTTATAATATAGGTTTGTACTCATGCTCATATCTACAAACTTTTGTATGACAGCAGCTACATTCATAATAGCTATGTTATCGGTCATTTCCCACGCTAAAGTATAATGATTCTTTCTGGTTCTATAATTAGGAACTAATTGCTTCAGAACTCCATTTTTTGCTTTTTTGTGAATAAGTAAGCTCCGTACTGGCTCAATTCCATTGGTAGAGTTTTGAATAACGGAGCTAGACTCACAAGGCATAATAGCAGATAAAGTAGAGTGTCGTAAGCCATGTTCTTCAACCCTTTCACGCAACCCCTCCCAATCCATATTGTATTTAGGTTTAATTAATTCGTCCACTTCTTTTTTATACCAGTCAATAGGCAGTAGGCCGTGAGCGTATTTAGTGTCCCCAAACTTCTCACACGGCCCCTTCTCTTCAGCAAGTTCGCAACTGGCATTGATGAGGTTCCACTGGATTTGCTCCATTGTTTCATGAACTAGCTCTAGTGCTGCCTTGTCTGCGTAGGATAATTTGTTCTTGGCTAGGAATCCGGCCAGATTAGTTATCCCAACGCCGAGAGACCTTCTGTTTTTGGTAAAATTTTCACCAGCTAAAACGGGATAGTCTTGGTAATCAATGACCGCTTCAAGCGTTCTTACAGCCATTCTGCAAGCATCTTCTATGTCCTTTTCGCTACTGAGTTCTAAAAGGTTTAGGGCGGAAAGAATGCATATTCCAATTTCTCCATCCGGATCATCTATAGCGTTAATTGGTTTTGTTGGATGAATAATTTCTTGGCAAAGATTACTCATATAACACGGAATATCCCACGATCCGTGTGCATTAGCTGAGTCAATATTCATGCTGTATATACGTCCAGTCTCAAGCCTTTCTCTTGCAAAGATTTCTGCTATCTTACGAGCAGGTACTTTCTTTTTAAATTTTAGTGAGCGAGCGTTTTCATACTTAGTGTATAGTTTTTCAAACTCCTCATTATTGCCGAACGCCTCGTATAAACCCTTGGCTTCGTCCGGACTAAAAAGTGTAATGTCCTCATTTGCTATGAGTCGATCATAGAAAAGTTTGCAGAATTGGATGCTGTAGTCTAGTTTGCGAACACGGTTATCGTCTGTACCGGCGTTGTTCTTCAGGACCATAACGTCTTCGATTTCATAGTGCCAAAACGGGACATGCACCGTAGCGGAGCCTCCACGTAATCCGTTTTGCGACGTTGATTTAACAGCCGATTCAAAGTTCTTCAAGTACGGTATTAAACCGGTGTGAATAACTTCACCACCTCTGATGGGAGAGTTGATTGGCCTCATACGCCCTATGTTCAACCCAATCCCCGCTCTTCTAGCTGTGTACTTTCCGACAGCATGTATGCTAGAGAATATAGCATCAAGGTTGTCGTCAACATCAACCAAAACACAGGATGCGAACTGCCGAATATTTGTGCGAACGCCAGCCATGATAGGTGTAGGAAGATTAATTTTAAACGTGGAATAGCAATCATAAGCCTTCTTAACCTCTTGAGTAGAGTCAAATAAACACATTGCTATGGCCATGTAAGCAAATTGCGGAGTTTCATATATGGCGTCGGTACTTCTATTTTTGACGAGATATTTGTCTATCAACTGTTGTAGGCCAGCATATGTAAACAGATCGTCCCTGCTATGGTTTATATACTTGCCTAGCGAATCTATCTGTGCGTTTGTCCACTTTTGCAGGATGTGAGGATCGTACATTCCATTGTCAACATTTCTCTGCAAGAAAAGTAAGAAGTCTGTAGGCTGATCTCCGTAACCCCAAACTTTCTTTCTTAACTGCATATTTAAAAGTCGAGCCGCAACGTATTGGTAATTTGGATTAGATTCGGATATTAAATCGTTCGCAGACTTAATCAAAACCTGATGAATTTCTGAGCTACTAATCCCGTCGTAAATAGAGAGATTTGCGTTCATACAGATATCTGAAAACGATACTCCATTGATACCTTTGGTAGCCCATTGAACGACTTTGTGAATTTTTTCTACAGAGAAAGCTTCTTTTTCTCCGCTTGTTTTAGTGACTTGCATTTAACATAGTATCCTTTATAATGATTGTACACACCCTATTTTAATGTAGGCTCGTCTGTTTGTCAAGTGTGTAGATACAAAAACCCCGCAATAAATGAATAAAGCGGGGCTGTAGTTTACTTGGTTATCTTTATCTCTACATTATCACCCACTTGAATGAGGATAATGTCTTTTCCGTTCTCCTTTGTGAAAGAAATCATATCTAAAATTGCTGTGGCTTTGTCTATATCTCTTTGCTCTATATTTATACGCTCTAGTACTGATTCGAGAATCTTGTCTGTGATACCCATTAGTTGTTGACGCTCCAAGCTATAGCATTTAAGCAGTCACACAAGTCTTTTCTTTTGTTGTCTGTTAAGGCTAAGTCTTCTTTGCCGAGAGTGTTCATTATGGCCTTATCTACCTCTTCTCCTAACAGCGGATATTTATCTTTAAGTTTGAGACCGGCAAAATTTAGACCGCCCGCCCTTATATTAAACTCTCTAAAAACACCAGTTGTCTTAACAAATCCTGGGTCTGTCTTGACAACGCTGGAAAGTTCAGAGAAAAAATCGCCTATCTGTTTAGCATCCTGTTTCTCTATGTCCATATCAGTAATATTCTGAACTAGAGTTTTGTATTCAATGGTAGGGGGATCAATCTTAGAGGATGGTATGTTTACTATTTCTACATTTTCTTTTATATAGGAGTACACACCTTCTCCGAAAAGGCCGACCACAAGTAATGCGGCAGCAAGTATAAGTCTCAATTTTTTAGACATTCTTGCCTCCTGAGTTTAACAGCGGGAAGATAGAGTCTAGTTGCTCAACAGCTTGATGTAGTTGAGCCTTTTTGCAAACCTCTTTTAGGTCTTCCCATTCTTTTACAACCTCTACAAGGCTGGGTGAATGTGGTGAAACCTCTGGCTCTAATCTATCTAAAATAGATTTGTTTTTACCAGCTGTTAAAAATACGTCCTTGAGGTATGCCCAAACGGGGCCAGCGAATACACTCAACCCCAATGCCGCAGCTAAAGACACCACGATAATCTGAAAGCTGTTCATTTCTGCTCCTCTATACTGTTAATTAACTGAGTTAGTTCCGTCTCAGACAAGGAGGCTCCTGCCTCCAACATAGCGTTAAACATGGCTCTTCGTTGTGACTTACTCGTAAACCGTTTTCTTATTTCTCTTTTAAGTATTATTTTATGAAGAACGCTTCCGCCCTTGACGGCCTTAGACACACCTTTGGAAGAGTAGCACATATATAATAGCTTAACCACGGATATAATACAATTACAAATTGCCATAATAGTAAATGGATCAAAAGAAAAAGATGTATCTTTGGCTTGAGCGTAGCTCAAAACTTTTGTGGAAATTTTTAGTTGAATCTCTGGGAGTTCACTGTTCATCATCGTCTCCAAAATATTTTTCTAAGTAAACCCTGTTTCCGAGCCGGTACGCAGTTTTGAGTTGTGGTCGGCGTTACTGGTTCTGATTCTACCGCTTCGCATTTACTGCAACCGGGACACTCCGTCTTATGACCATCGCCCTGTATGATCCATCCAGAGCCATCACACTCATCTTCAATGACTTCTATCTGTTTTATCATTGTTGCTTTAGCTAGATTTGTAGAAATGTATGGCCTGAAATTAAGACTGTCTGATGTGCCAGAAGAAAAAAACGCAACCGCCATGACAACAGAACTAAATTGTCTAAACATAACACGCTCCTTATAGGTAGGAAGTTGTACCGTAGTTTGGTAGGTCTCTAGCCGGAAAACCATTCACATCGCTAAAGACCCAAGACCCTTGCTGTGCCAGCATTCCTCTGGCGTCCTTTTCTCTTATCCAAAAACTTCCGTCCGGTTGCCCGTGAACTTTTGGGCCGCTATTCCATTTGCCCCAACTGTTCTGAACTAGGAAGAGGGTTTCTCGAAAACGTTTTCTAGTATCGTCACAAGCGATCCAAGCCATAGCATGGTTCCAGCCAGAACCACGCTTGGCGATGCCGTTAGCATCCCTACGACTACTGAACCCATACCCAGAGCATACGCTAATAGCATACCCATTAGAAAGTGCATCCCTAGCCTCTTCAATTGTGGTTATCATTGAAATAGTTTTTACCTGATGCTTCTTAGCTTCTGTCGAATAAATCTTAGAAGGTATCTGATGTCTAGCACCAAGTGTTGAGTTATATTTAGATAGATCTACATCCCCGTAGTCTTTTCTCAATAGAATGCCGCCCTTAGAGTGGACGTACTTAGCAGCTCCAGAGCAGGTCATGCCTTGTCCACGATGCCCTCTGGATTGATAAATTGCTTCAGTAGCACTGCGAGTTTCAAAAGATTCTGACTCGCCCTTTATGTCTATTTCCACTGCTCTTGTGATGTCTACCGCATTTCTAGTGGAGTGAGAAACGCAATCACCTGTTGTCTGCCTTTCAGAAGGGCCAAAAGCTGGGTCAAACTTCAATAAAGATTTAAACGGTAGGGAGAGTTTGCCTTCTCCGCTACCGTATAATCTAAAAGCAGTTGCACCAAATAATGGAGTCTTGAGTTTTCCAAGAAGCTCTGCCGTTTCTTCTGGGTCGCAGACGCTTCCTGTAAAACCATTTCTATAGGCATCCAACAGTTCTTTTGGACTGTTGAAGTCAGCCATTATTATTCCTCGTCTTTATTGTCTTTAAGCCACTTGATAGCGGTGTCTAAGCCAACGGCGACGATAGGTACAAATAATGTACCGAGAGTACCTAAATCAATTTGATCTAGATTTCCAGCGATATAAGTAAGAGCGGCTGCTCCACCAACCAACGCTGCATTTTTGCCGATCTTAGAAATGTCGGCCCAATTTAATGTAAACTTTTTAGAACCCATTCTAGTTCTCCTTGTAAAGATGAATTAAAAACCCTTGATGAGACTTTTCACTTATTCTATATGGGTATCCTAGAAAGTGAATTTTCTGTCCGTTAACCGATTCAGTCTCGATATCGACCCTCCTGCACATCTCTATGCAAGAATTGAACTCCTTTAAAAACTCTTCTCTGGAATCTTCGTCTACTATAGAGATCCAGTCAAGCCCTTCAGTAAAGTCGCCGTTGTCGTTGGTGAGATCACGAAAAGATTGGTTACTCCAAGTGACTCTTCCAAAACTATCTGTTTCAAATAGTGGCCTATCTGTGTAATGTAGGGCAGCTTTTGATCTCTGGTCTAAAACTTTTTGTGTTATCTCTATCCTTTGGCAGGTGTCTTTTAAGCAATTTACCGCATCCTTCATTGAGCCACCACCATTGGGAGTGACTTCATTCTTAATGGTATCTATAGACTTTTTTATTTCTTTGTGGTCATCCATTAGTTGTATAGCTGGCTTCAATAATTTTTTCCATAGAAAAATGCTTATCGAAGTTACTATTCCGGCTAACGTGCTAACCATCGCTAATGATTCTGCATCAAAGGCAAACATGACTTACTCCTAGTGCTAAAAATAGCCCGCCCCCTCGAAAGGGGGAGGGCTTAATTTAGTAAGCAGATAATATATTAAGACTCAGGCGTGTCCTTGGCCTTGTAATCATCTTGCTTAGGATTCTTGCCACCTTGCATGTAAACAAGTTCACCGGGTACAGATCTAGTAGTGTTGGCTTCATTGTCGTTAGCAGCTGAACTACCATCAGCAGGAGTAACCAAGTTTTGGTTAGTTCCAGCACCGGTTCTTGTTACAAAACCGTTGATAGTTGTGGACGGTTGAGCATATACATCAATGTCAGTCGTACCAATCTTCTTACGTTTATTGTTTGACGTGACATTATCTCTGGTGCCATTCATTCCGTTTCCGTCAGAATCGCCTTGAGACAAGACAGTATTTGCTGCATTGTTGAGGGTAGTGGAAACATTGCCGCCTTTAACAACCCATTGCGTTGCTGTAGCATTGTAACCGATTGTTCCGGTACCACCGCCACCGCTACCTCTAGCAGTTTGAACTCCAGCTCTATCTGTCGTTGCACTGCCAGTGCCATCGTTAGCGACTATTTTAGAACCATGTGCTTCACCAAAATCGTCCGCAATGTCTGCCAGACTTAAATTTTTGGTCATAACACCAGCGGCATTGCTACCACCGTGAATGACGGTACCACCATCAACTTTTTCTGCGGTGCCGACAGCTTCATCGCCAGCACCACTTGGACGTACAGTAGGCATAAGAGAATCTCCTTTAAAAAAAATAAAATAAAATAGTGTTTAGATTCCTCTTATCCGTTTAGTGTCCAATTCCTACATATTATACACATTTAGATAGAGAGGTTCTCAGTTTTTTAAGATTTTTTTTCAATCTTATCCTAATAGTTTCGCCGCAAACGCCTCTAGCATGAGCCATCTCTTTAATGGTCATATTGTTATAAAATCTATCGAATATTAGGTCTGGATCATCACATTGCTGTATCTCGTCGAGCATGTCAATACGCTCGATGTCGTTTGTTGAATCGCTTACGGAATTAGGTATAAGATTGTGCGTCTTATCTATGTTAAACTTTCGCTGGGTAAGACACTCAAAAACCACGCCCTTATGCACGTAAGAGGTGAGCTTGCACTTAGATTTTTCGTCATATTTTTCCTTAGCCTTCCATAGGGCTGATAGTATACACGACTGTATTTCATCCCTTGAAAGACTTCCGGAGAAAGATGATGCGGCTTTGTTTGCAACTTTAATAACGTCCTCGTTGTCGAGAAGTTGTTCAATATTTTTTATCAATTTAATTTCCTTTATTAGTTAAGTTTTCCTCAATGTCTTTTCGTACTTCTTTAAAATTAAACATTTTGCCTATACCAACAAAAAATCGGTATCTGCTAACTATCTTTAGCACTTCAACCCCTTCTGTTTTATTAAGCTCCTCTTTAACATCTTCAGTTATATTGAAATTAGTGTACCCCATCCAGCAGTCAAAATTGCTGGCAAGAGTGGCGTTCTCTATCATGTTTTCGTCTACTGGTAACTGTACTGTTTCAGTGTGAGGCTGGATGAAGTCTTCTCCGGATTCTAGCAACATCTGAAGTTCCTCATCAGTTAATTCTTTTAGTACATCTTCTTCGACGGTTGATTTTAGGTTTTGCTGGAGTGTCTTATAAAGTTGTACTATCAGAGGGTTTTGGATTTGTTCTTCTAGTACGTTCTCGTATTTTTGCCATCCTATTTTTTTAGTTTTTTTCATGGCTAGCTCCTATAGCATGTCTGAAGGTTTAATACAGGGTTCGTTTTCACTCTCCTTCACACCTTCCTTTACTTTCTTTTCCAGAGCTTCTACCAGTGACTCAGATCTAATGATTACATCAGCTAACAACGTCTCTAGCTCTTTTGACTTTCCTTCTGCGAGAAAAGCGTCCTTCACTATATTAATGGTTTGAATTTGAAACTGTGTCGATGGTATAGAGGCAAGTAAAGTTCCTAGTTGCTTGAGGGTTTGAGGCTCGTAGTCGTTAATATCTACGTCTACAAAGTATTCACCATCCTCATCGACTCTGTACGAAACAGATATAATAGTGTTCTTTTCGTTCATTGTTGTAATATATCCAGTATCTTGTTTGCGGTATTATCCCAAGAAAATTTTACTGCGGTCTCAATTCCAGCTTCGTTAACCGTGCATTTTTTATTGTCTATGAAATTTAGCATCTTTGTCGTTAGGTCAGATATGGTGTCTTCATCTATTTTTGCCCAATTACCCTGACCAAAAAACCATTTTCCGTCAACCGCTGGCTCTACGTCTCTTATCGTCACCAACCCGCTGTTTTCTTGAGTGCAAAACTCAGTGTGGGCAGAATAATCTGTTGTAATGACATGCTTTCCTAGCGACATCATTTCCAGTAACTCTAGGTTCCACCCTTCACCACGAGAGGGAAACACACCACAGTCCACCTGAGACATTATATTATACACCTCTGCCTGTGTCTCAGCCCTTGGAATAATCTTTACATTTGGATGAGAATACAAATTTTGCCATTTATTTTCTTCCTCTGGGGAGTTAAAAGGGTTACTACACATCATCCAAAGCTCAACGTCTGTATCATGCTTTAGCACACTTTTAAACGCATCTATAAGTATATCGTGACCCTTTCTTACCTCCCATTTTCCGCAGTTAAAAAATATCGTTTTGCTATGAGTTCTAGGTAGACAGGATTTAAAAATATCTCTATCTACGCCAAGAGGTACAACGTCAATAAAAGGTACGTATGTTTGATCGAGACATACATTTTTTGCCCACTCTGAACAAACCATTAATCTATCACAAGAATTTAGATGATGCTTTTCTAAATCGCTAAACGTATCTAACTCAAAGATAGGAAATCCAACAAACTTTCCTGAACCTATGCGTTCCGCCATTTGGTTCTGATGCCAAATCTTCACACAGGGTGCGTAAGCGTCAAATCTTTTAGATGTTTCTACCGCACTTGTCACTGTATCTGCGTCTGCTTGACTGGTAACTTGCGGTTGCCCGATGGGGAATAGCGAAACTTCTGCCTTCTTCTGTAAAGACTTGAGTATATTTAGTCCAGCTACACCGTAGCCAAGTTGATTGATTGGTGCTTGTAAGTTAATTTTCATTTTTGAATAACCTCTAGGACTACTTGTTCGGGGGTTAATGTTGGGTTGTATGTCAGGATGTCATCAACTAATCTGTTTGCTTCTGCTCTCTTGTAACCAAGGGAGACGAGACCAGAAGCTGCTTCCTGTCCGTCTTTTGTCTTGTGTGGTTTGACCTGTTTCACTGGCGTTTTGACTTCTGGTTTGTCGTCTTCTTTGAGTACAAGGTGTGCCATCAAATATTCTTCATCTCCGGTGGCGGCAGCAAATAAGTCTTGATCGTCAATCTCGACTTCTTGATTTAACTTAGGTACACCTTCACGTATTATACCTTGAATGAAACATGCAGACCAAAATACACCTAATAAGGTCGCAAAAAAACTAGCTAAGATTTGGACTATCTCTGGATTCTCTACACCCATAACTCTGTTTTACCTATATAAACTGTTGTAAATCTCACTACGCTCAATTATATACTATATCGTCTATTTGTCAAGTGCTCTTTAGACTTTTTAATAAAAAAGCCCCGCCAAACAAATTGCTTGACGAGGCTACGATAGCATTACATACGGTTCACATCGTCCTGACCGCTTGCCAGTAAAGGCATACTATCTTTAGTCCGAGCTTCTTGGAGTAATCTGTGCTGGATCTGGGCCAAGAGAGATCTCATCTGCCATAATACATACAGAACTCTTTTTCTGCTGATTTTCATCTTCATAATCATCAATCTTTAGCTTACCCGTGATAGAAACAAGCCTGCCCTTCATAAGCATAGGATTGAGATTTTCTGCCATTTTACCAAAGCACAACACGTTGATAAAGAGAGTGTCATCGTTTCGACGATCATTCACCGCTAGTCTAAACTTAGACATAGAGGTTCCCTTTTTTGTAGTTGTAAACTCTGCGTCTTTAGTGAGCCGTCCGGCTCCATTCCAACAATTCTGATTCATAATTAAACTCCTAAAGCTGATCGAATCTTTCCTCGTACTACTTGAGCGTTACCACGATTTGAAACGCTCGTGGTTGCGTTATAAACATGCGTAGTAAATTCGCGTGTCAAACCCAATGCTTTACCTGCCTTGAGTGTTTCTCGCTTGTTTGTTCCAAAGACTTCGCCGGTCTCACGAAAAGCCAGAACCGTAACTGGATTAAACGTAAGTCCACGCCCCTTTCCTCTTGTCGTAGAACCAACAATCGTGTTTTGCTCTACTCCAAAATTGTAAGACTTTGGCAGTGAAGCCAAAGATGTGTAAAACTCTTTACTTTCCATAACTATCTCCTAAAAAGGTTTGACTCTGTGGAATTGGATTTTCCACGTTAGAATTTTCTTGTGCTTCAAGGGTTTGTTTCCCCTCTGTGAGGTATTGTTGCAGTTTGACAATCTCTGCATCAATAAGTTGTTTTTTCTCGTTTAGTTGCACAATCTCTCTTTCTACGTTAGCTAGATGTGCGGCAACCATTTCTTTCATATCTGCCATTTTGGACTCCTGTAAGTTTGTCTCGGTTTACTATATTATAGTCTCGGTTTGAGTAAAAGTCAACTGGGTTCTTCATTTTTTTTAAAAGTTTCTAGAATACATTCCAGTACATCTGTGCCTAGCGAGCTTTTGGGTATATACTTTAGCTCCAACTGGTCACTAAGTAGTTTAAGGATTGTGTCATATCTCTCGGAATATATCTCCATTTTCGGTGATGAGATATCTGAGAAGATAACTTTCTTAATCCCACACTGGTGAAGCATTTGCACACACGATAAACACGGAACCGCTGTTACATAACACTCTGAATCAATCGTTGATACGCCGTTTTTAGCGGCATTATAAACAGCGTTAGCTTCGGCATGTATCATAAACGGATACTTGTCGGGTCTTTTCCTAGGTAGTACTGAGTCGTCTATACCTGAAATAAAACCATTGTAACCTGTCGATATAATTCTTTTGTTCTTAACTAATACGGCCCCACATTGTGTTTGTAGGTCATGACTTCTTTTAGACCATAACGCCGCACTTAGAATAAATGAAGTCTCCCAACTGCTAGGCTTATGACTCTGTAGGATTAGGTTAGACAATTTTCTTTTTATCATTAGTCCTCGTCCTGTTTTTTGAACATATCCCTAATCTTCTTAGGTATGTTTTTTGCTACAGTCTCTCCTTCTTTGGTTAGATGATAATAAAAGTTACCATCCTCTCCTATCAACTGATCCACTAAACCCTCCTTCATCAGTTCAATTAAGATTGCAGTGGTATTGTCTTCTTGATACTTTTTGGCTTTTTTCATAAAGTCTAGAAGTTGAGGTTCCTTGCCCACGTTAAACTCAAGCACGTCGTACACCACGTCATAATGCTTTTTTTTAGGTGTCAGTTTGTCTAGCTCGTCTGCGTAATTCAATGCCCGATCAAGATCGTAATAGACTCCTTGAGGTTCAATGGAAAAAGACTTACCGGATTTAGTGGTAAAAGACTCAAACGATACTAGAACGTACACCGTATTATTCATGGAGCTTTCTGATCCTTTGAACAGCTGAGATTCTATCGGTAGCATCTACGTAGTTATCTAATGCTTGATCTAAATTCTGAAGGAAATCGCCCGTAGAGTGATCTCCAATACCAACAGCCTTTTCTAGTAGTAGGCTAAACTGTAATAGGGAAGCCTCTACGTCCGACTCTGCCTTTTTTTCCAAATAATTCAACGCTTTTTCTTTACTCATTTGTATCTCCTGTCTGAGTATCTATTAGGGTCAGCGGTACCGTTATCTAATCTTTTCTTTTCGGTTACATAACAACCGTTGTCATCTTTACACACTACCTGTTCTTCCGAAACGGAATAGTCTAGGTCACTATGATCTACAACCATTGACTTGTGAGAGCCAAACCAGCTGGGCGTAGTTACACTATTGCCTGTTTGATGTCTCTTTTTACCTTTTGCCATCTTAATCTCCATAGGGCCAAATTTTGGCCAGTTCATCAGTTACACCTTGAATATGTACAATCCAGCGACCGTACTTACCTGTTTTTTCTGTTTTAATTATTATCTTATCCTCATAAGGAAAAGAGGCGGCAGCTTTGTTTAGTAGCTCCCTACACTTTTGAGTAGCAAGTAGGAAGTCTTTCTGCCCTCGTTCGGGCGTATCAACGCCAGCAAGTCTAGTTCTGATCTTTATCTTGACGCTGAATCCCAAGTCAACAATGAAGTCAACCGTGTCTCCGTCTACTACTCTATCAACTATTGCTTTATATTCATACATAATCACTTTCCTAATATTCAAGTTCTGGTAAGAGCCTGACTTTTGGCTCTGCTATAAAATTAGTATGTAACGAGTAGTAAGCAAGGCAAATAGCCGAAAAGCACAATATTATTATACCAAAAAATTTCAGCATGTCAATATCAATACTCGCTTTTATCTTTACTTTATTTTTCTTTACTTTGATTTTAGTTTTTGGGGGAGTCCATTTAGGCTTTATCCCTCTGTTGTGTTGAAGCATCTCAGAAATCGCCTTATCCGCTGACTTCTGTGTTTGACTTCTTACTCTTGGGTCAGTTTTCAATTTCTGCCATTCCAGATAGCTTCTAGTGTAAACTTAAATGGTTCGCCCTCAATCGTGGCAACCAAATCCCACATCTTCTGTGCGATCTCACGAATCTCTTTTTGTGCGTGTTCGCTATTTCTTAGCTGTATAAAGTTAGCAAAGCTACGCATGTTAAACATAACGTCAGCTTGAATTTGACTATTGTAAGTCTTGAAGAATCTTGCTGACTCTTTTGCTCTCTTACGTCCCAAGATTGGTTCAAGGTCTGCGATACATTGGTGGTAAAGTTCATTACCCAACTCTGTATAGTTCTTCAATACGTCAGTCCAACAATTCACACGGAAACTTGCAAAACCATCATCAGGCCAATTAGAAACTTCAATATCATTCCAGTCCTCTGGAATGTAGTACTTATCTTCTTTTAATTCTTTATACCTAGCAGACTCAGCGTTAAGAGAACTAATGCGGTGCTTAAGTAGATGAATATGACTGGCAATATCAGTATCAACAAGGAAATGCACCACTCCTTTCTCGAATGGGGTTTCATGTCCGTTGATCCAGAGCATTTCGATAAGTCTTTGTATTCGTCCTCTTTTTTCATCTGTCAAATCTCTGCTCGTACTTGTCCATGCACTGCAAGCAATAGTTTCATCTGAGCCGTAGTAACCCAGTAATTCAATCTTATTTTTCATTTGCTACTTTTTGTAATAGTGTGCTTGATGATTCGGTTTTAATGCCACCGACATTATAAATCATTTTAATATCAAGTTCCTCACAAACTTCTGCTTCAGGAACAGTGCCTTGACCTCTATCTCCACCGTTCATAAAATAAATGTCGCTAACGAAAGGGTCGTCACAGTATTGTTTGTGTATGGATTTTATTGATCTGCAAACAGTTGAGTCATCGTCAATCGAAACCATAGCTTTGTTCACATAAGCTAACGCTCTTACTATTCTCAACCTAGAGCCTTCATCCATAAATTGCTTAGAACCCTTAATATCAACTTGTCGGTCACTATTAACAATGACATAAAGCAAGTCGCATCTTTCTTTTGCACCTTCAATATAATCTAGGTGGCCGGTATGGATAGGGTTAAAGTAGCCTGATATAATTCCTACTCTCATTCTGATCTCCCGTAGTCGTCTTCGATTCTGATGATGTCATCTTCTTGACAGTCGCCAGTTTGTAACTCCAAAATTACTAATGGTGTGACACCCTCGTTTGAGATTCTGTGCACCTCAAGTTTACCTATCTCAACCCTGTCGCCAGCGGAAACAGTCCACACGCAATTTCCAACTTGCATTTCGCCTACCCCAGAAAGTATGTGCCAGACTTCCATTCTGTTGCGATGAAGTTGTAGGCTAAGTCTCTGGTCTCGATTTACAACAATCTTTTTGACCTTGTATCCTTCTTCGTCCAATAAGTTCTCAAATGAACCCCAAGGTCTTGTCTCTTTTCTTTTATCTCCAGAGAAGCTACCCACTTGAATAACTTGTTCTTCTTTATCTAATTCTTCTGCAAAGAAACTCGTTTTCCCACATGAGTAACATTCGTATGGAACTTTACTCATGATTGCTCCACAACAACTAAGTCTGAACTGTCTCATGACCAATCCTCCTCTTTAAACCACTCGCTAAAATCTTTTTGCTCTAACACGACTCCGTACTTACCACCCATATAGTGTATCGGCTTAAAAAGAGCCTTAGCTTTAGCGTAATTATATAATTCTTTAACTTTGTCTTTCCACATTACCCCCCATTTAAACTGATGAGAGTTGGACTCTAATAACTTGATATGCTTATCGACATCGTAGGAGCCTCTAGGTTTTCTAAGGTTAGCACCACCCCTCTTAGAGTTGTAGATAAACAATATGCTTGCACCCTCTTTTACGTATGATTTTAGATCATTTTCTTTTAGGGTGAACTTACCCGCCGTTGGAACCCACTTTATTTCTAAGGGGTGGCGGTAAAGGTCTACTCTGTTTTTATAGTCTGCGTAAAGAACATTGCCCGTGATGTTGTAATCGGCACCAGCAGTGTTACCGCTGGCTATAAACTCACCATTGTTACCACACCCATTATTGTCCCAGCTTTCAATAGAGATGGCTGGATGGTCAGACACTCTGTCTACCCAACCCGTAAAAAAGTACCTCTCTATCATCGTTGAGAACTTGATGTCTTTTTTGAATGTATTTTTATCTCTGTGGTCGAATCTAGTTGACACCAAAAAACTCCTTGATTATAGTCCAGACTGATCGTTTTCTTTTAGGCGGCTTGGCACTTGCCTCAAATCGCCGTCTTCGTAATTCCATTATACTGTATTGTTCCAGTTCGTCAAGTGCCTCGCGGTTTTTTTCTAAAAATAAATTCTGCGACCTCATTAACTGGCTATCCGTTAAGCCTGAGTCACCCCTGATGTTGGCTCTTATTTTACTCATTGTCTATGCCCATTACGTAAATTGGAGTGTTCTTACCAACGTAAGAACCTAAAGTGTTATATTCGATCCAGTCAAGAGCGTCTTCGTAGTTCATGTTTTTGTCATTCATCATGACCTCAACCATGCTCGCATAACAATAGACGACTCTCGCAGAATCGAATCCGGCAGCAACGCCAATTATAGCATCGTCAAAACCGTCTGCAAATATTAACTCTTTTCCGTAAATATCTGAAAGTTCTTGCTTAGTCTTACGCATAATAACTGTTTATAATATACCTCGTGTCTACCCAGCCATCGACTTGATGAAACTTGTCTGCTGCTCTTGAAATGGTGTAGTCATTTCCACCTTGCTGACACCTATCACCGAAGAAAACCGTGTCATCTGTCATACGGTCTATGACTTGACTCTTATCTTTTCCTTTTGGGTAAATGTCTATGCTGATTTCCCCACCAATATCGAACTGTAGCCTTGGATACCTCAATGAAAGCCAGTCTATATTTTTCTGTCTTTCGTTGGTAGCACCGTCCCAGAGTGCATACGCCTTTCTTTGGTCTGGAGTCGCTGTTCTTCCTATGGTGGAAAAATTTGCCATACCTGCACGTTCTTCAATATTTTCTTTGGCTTTACCAAACCAAGGACTTTTCTCGGCTAAGATTAAAAGATCAAGTCTTAGATGTGCTGAGATTCGCCATTGTGATTCGTATATTAAAGAGTTACGGACGAACAGTTGATTACCACAGTTTTGATAGACTCCGTTCATTAGTCGGTATAAAGAGATTCCGATCTGTTCTACGGTCTTTCTTTTGTCTGATCCCGTTACTAAAAAAACTTCATCACCCTTATCCTGTGAGCGGACGACCCACTCGCCAAAGTATTTGGAAAAATCTGGATTGACTGGTTCTCTGGGGTTGGTGAGAGTTCCATCTACATCAAATAAAAACTGCGTCATAACTTTTTAAATATCTCTACGAAAAAATTTATCAGAAATGGCTGGAAAAATATTATAGCCAAGATGACCACTACAAATATAAAACCTCCCCAATCTGTCTCTTCTCTGCGATTCACAGTCTCAAGCCAGCGGTCGTAATCACGCTTGGGGTTAGTCTTCGGCGGCTGGTAAGGGTTCTTCATTTAGCTTTTTGAAGTTAGAGGCAAATTCCTTAAACAGCTTGATACCTTCTTCTCTGCTCGTCTGCCTTGCTATTATTTCCATTTCTCTTGGAGCCATTTCAACAAAACTCTCCATTGTCATCTGAAGGTCTGTGATGACACGTTGGTTATCTGCATACATCGAAGTCTGTTGACGAATCCTTTTGTCTAAAGAGTATGTTTCCCAACAGAGTAATCCTAAAAAGGCCAGCAATACAAAATTAAATTTAGTACTTATATTAGGTTTATCATTCACTTCTTTCTCCTTTTAATGACTTTGTTTTCTTCGTGCCTCAGAAGGAGGAACATCAGAGCCGCTATAGTTATCTCGATAGTCCATGCCAAAAGGCCAGCTTTTACTGCATCCATTATGTAAACTTAAAAACTAAGTAGCCAACGATTACAGCGGCAATAATTAAAAAGAGCCATTTTCTTTTTGATGCAACTGCATAAATCTTTTCTTTAAGTGCATTTATTTTTTCAAGGCGATAACTCCTCTTGGCTTCTAGTTTCTTTCGCCTCTCTTCCCAGCGTTGGCGGCGAAGTTCAAGTCTTTCCTCTCGCTTGGTTTTTTCCTCTGGCGTTTCATTTTCTGGGGCTACCTCTAGGTCATCACCACCTCGGACAAAATCTAGTATCCATTTTATCATTACCTATCTATTTATTCTCCTCATAATTTTGTTTGTTGTCTTCGTAATATTTTCTGTTTTCTAATACAGAAGTTGCCTCATGCTCATGCTTGAAGTAATGCTTGAATTGTTTGTACAGTGCCTTGACTTGTTCAAACGCTTCATTCTCGTCAATCTTACCTCCCTGTTCTAAGTCGCAGATGATTGACATCTGTATACTAAAGGCTCTAAACGGATCGTCATACTTTTCAAACTTGAATTTACTCATCTCCAACCTTCACGCAACACTCTTAGTGCATTGCCTCCTAAAAATTTAGATATAATTTCATCTGAATACTTTTGTTCTCCACCCTTGCCTGTTAAACACTTCAAATACTTGGTGATCCTCGGTAGTTCTGACATATCTGTGATCTCGTCTGGCGGATCAGTAAAGCCGTCAAAGTCTGTCCCAATACCAATAATGTCTGAACCTCCGATCTTCATAGCATGTTCCAGAGTTCTCTCAATGTACTTGATACCAAGAGGTGTGTCAATGGGGCTTATCCAATAGTTCATAAAGATAACACCGAGAACTCCACCGTGAGTAGCAAACCATTGTAGCTCCCAGTCGTGTAGGTTGTACGGGTCTGGATTAATCTCAAATACTCCAGAGTGACTGCTTATAACTCGATTCTGTCTGTCCCCAACTATATCGTAGACTTCGGCTCTAGCCTTTGGCGTACAGTGTGCAATGTCAATAATCATCTTGAGGTCACACATACGTTCCACAACCTTCTTACCGATTGGTGAGAGGCCAACATTCATATCCCAAGCACCCATGAGGTATTTCCAGTTGTTTCTTTTTATTCCGTAGTTAGGGTACGGAAAGACTGGATGTGCCACTAGATTCGGATAGAAGTGAGCGAGCGTCAGATAAGCTACTCCCCTCTCGGCAAAATAATCTAAGTGCTGTAATATCTCGGTTTCCTTTACCTTCATGTCTGAAGAAGTCTCGCAATCAATCCCCTGTAAACTGTGACCACCTTCTATGGAGTGAATCATAGCAATATGGTTGCCTTCGAGACATTGAGAAAGCTCCTGATTATTTTTAACCATACAGATCAACGGCTTCTGCCCATTACCAGATTTAGTGGGTATGTTTTTGTTGTATTCGGTTATCTGATCCTCCATGTCATTCATCATGTTGACGGTAGCATCAAAATAAAACGGGTCAAATACCCTCCTCCTAACTTCTGGTGCTAATGCTAACGCCCACTTAACAAGACTCTGATCCTCTAGCCATTCCCTCTCTGGAATATAACAAGTGGATAAAACAATGTCTACACCCCCTTGCTCCAAAAGTGGAAAGGTGGAACGCTGACTTAGAGGCCAAAACGCTCTCTTGAAAAGTCCTGCTAAAAACTTAGTTTTGCTTTTAGATAAGTCCCTGTCAAGTAAAAACCTTTTTAGCACAGCATGGTTGTGTAGATCAACTACAGTAGAATTTTTATGTAAGTCTTGCCAGTTCATTTTAATCACCTATGTATTCATGGGAGTAGCAGACACGAAGTGATAGCGACTCCTTCACCATATTATTATAGTTCTTTTTTCTATTTAGATTGTCTGGTCTAGCCTTACCGTTTTTACTGGTTGGTCGCCAGACATCCTCTCTATTCCTGTACTCTCCTAGTTTTATATTTGCGGTTTTTGAAAAGAACCTTTTATCTTCTAATCTTAGAATTTTACCTATACACTCCGACATCCTGTTGCCGATACCCATACCCTGATAGTCGGAGAGGACAACAAGTCTATGTTCTCGCCAAGCGTTCTTTAAAGAACCACTAGGCATAGCTAAAACTGAATTAAACGCTACGGGATTTCCCCATAGATACGCAACCCAACATCTAGCCGCTTTGTTCAGTGAGTCTCCTAAATAGTGATGCTTTTTAAATAATGCCCAGTATCTTTCCTTTAAGTCTTTTGGTATTTCGTATACTTCTAATTCTATGGCTGGTCTTTTGAACATCAGAGTATTTCTATCCTCGCTACTTTTCTTAGTAACTGTCTTGGGTCGTCGTTTACAAAACGTTCTCCACTGTCGCAGTCAAAAACCCAATCGGGTTCTATCCATTCTACTATGTCTTTGTGGCAAGAAGATAAAACTACACCTGTAATGTCTTTACTTCTGATGTATTTACTTAGGGAGACTGAAAGGCTCTTGGCTGTCTCTCTGTTTACTTCAGATGTAAACTCGTCTAGTATCATACCAGTTCCTAGCTTTCTAGCTACAATGGCACGATATTTTTCGCCGTTACTAAGGACATGAAATGGCTTGCATAAGGTGGGTACTGATGCTAACCCACACGCAAATAGCTTTTCAATAGCTTCTTCTGGAGTTTCAAAATGTGAAACAATCGCCTTATTCTTTAACCAGATGTTTTGTTTGGCTGTCACCCTAAAATGATTATGTAATATTTGGGTTTTACCACTACCGCTAGCTCCCACAATCATCCCTATATTAAACTCTTTTGGGCAGGAGAAATCTGGTATCTCCGTAGTAATTGTTCCGTCAAACTCTAGGTCGAACGCTTGAGCTACTTTCTCGGTAAATTTATCCGGTTCTATACTGACAGTTAATTTCATGCTTATCTCCTAATTTCGGCTATATTATTATAGCTTAGTATCGTCTATTTGTCAACAGGTTATTCTGTTTTTTTAGAAATGTTATTGGGTTTTTCGCAACCATGCTTCTCATAAGCCCAGATAGCTTCAGAAAGAAATTTTCTATTTACAATGTTACCCTGTTCGATATGTTTATTGATTCTGTCTGCTAGACATCTAAGCATATCATTGTCTATTGTTATACTTCTAAGCATCTTTTACCCTCTCTCATTGTAGATAATTGCCTCCCTGTAGTTTGTTCAATATATTCTCTAGCGTTTCTGCTTGAAAGAGGTTTGATGAGGCAAAAGCCCTGATTGATTGGTCAACCTCACGTTGGTCTTTTTCGATTTGCTCAAAGGTGTGAGGAACATCATCATCCTCAATGACATCTTCCGATAAAAGCATACCTGATATTGCTGACCTACTAGGCGGCTTGACTTCCCTCCCTTCCATTAGATTTAATATTTGAATCATGAGGTCGGCATTGTATGAGTCGGTGGCAGCGGCAATTCCCAAACTGTGAATTTGCTTTGTATTCCAATCTACAATTCTTTCCAATTCGTCTTCGTGATCGTCAGAAGCTGTCCATTGACCAGCGTAATAAGAGCCAAAGATAAATGACCAATAGATAATCCAACCAAAAATAATTTGTGCTATTGTATAGTTATGTTTCATTTATTTCTCCTGATGTTTTGTTGGCCTGTTAGACCATCCAAACAAGTGACACGATAAAAATCCAGCAGTAAATCCTGCGAGAAAAGTTCTGTTTGTATGAGCATCACCAATACCTAGCCATGTGTGAATGGAATTGGACAGGGTATATTCTGTTCCGACAAAAAGAAATACCAATATATCGGCAACTGTCCAGATCAATGCGGTCATCAAAATAATTCCCGCTAGTAGGTTTTTACTCATTTGTCAACTCCTTCATCAGCTTCAACAACTTGGTCAAGCATTTTTTTAGCAACTAAAAGATCATTAGATGAGATACATTCAATAACCTGCCTAAGTATCTCTCTTCTAAACTCTGGCTGAGTATTGATTCTCTCAGTAACGGTCAAATTAAATGATTTGCCTATTTGATCTACTGCGTTATAAACAATGTTAGCCAGTTTTCTCTTTAAAGCCTTGATTTCATCCTGTAAATCTTTGACTCGAAATTCGAGATCTCTTACTCTTGCGTCACTCATTTGTCAACTCCTAATATCCCATACTTAATTCTTGTGCTTGTTGTGTAAGTTCGACACCCGCTAAAGCACGAATCGCTGCGTCTTTGGACTTGAGTTCTATGTCCCAATCGTACTGGTCACTACATGGCCTGTCTGTTGGCATGTCTGCATGACTGCGTGGGTTGGTCTTATCAGGATGCGACTCGCTGTAATGAAACAGAGGTCGAACATTCCAAGTGGCAGCACACTGGTGCATACAAGCGTCTGAGTCTGTCTCTGATGGATTGCACTTGTCGTGCAGGTTGTCAAAGGTAATAGGTAAACGGAAATACTTGAGTAGATTGTCTACGTTCCAGCAACCTTTGTCCTCGTTCTCTAAAACCAGTCGGCTAGTCACAGCCTGACTGCACTGGTTTAGGCGAGACATGAAGCGAGCGGCGATGTCAGCAAGGTCGCCCTTGGTACAGTTGACATGGATATTCATAGGATTGTAATAGCTACGCTCACAACCTAGCTGATCCATAACCCAGCCGTGGTGGTTGAGTTCTAGGATGGTCTTGTCTACTGATGCTTGGTTCTCACTAGCAAGCACATTGAATTGATCTGGGTGTGCAGATAGACGCACATCCCAGAAGTTGTTGTTTTCCCATGCGGTATCGTTAAAGGTCTGCATAATAGCTTCATACTGAGGTACGTCTGAGATGTCATAGCCGAACTCAGGATGCGTCAGGACAGGAAACAGGTTGCTTGACACACGATAACCCCATCGGTTCTCCCAGCAGTGCAAGATAGCAAGTCTTGTAACCTGCACGTTATTAAGCCAGCGTGAGCCTAGCTCGTTTAGTGCGTGAGAGATACTGAACCTGCTACACAGGTCGTTATAACGCTTCCATGTCATGGTCTGGAAGGAGTGGCCTTGTGCTTTGAGTTCGTTACTGATACAACATAAATTATACATACTTGTCTCCTGTCAAATGGTTAATCGTCACTGTATTATAGTATACCTATCGGTAGATGTCAATAGGTATCTTTAGATTATTTTAAATATTTCCGTACCGACTCCACATTATACCTATGAAGAACTTTAAAAGCCCTCGGTGGGTATAAGTAGTGTTAGTAAGCAGTATGGTCTTCTATGCTAGTGGATTCTCAATACTAATTTCGCAACTATGCTTCTTCATAGGACTTGGTTGACAGTGGTGGGTCATTGCCAAGATTTAATTTTTGCCATACCTCGGAACGGTCGGACGCTCTCCAGTAACTTACTCTCTTACAACGGGTCAGGAACGCAAGACTGCACCCAGTTACGTCTTTATACAATTTTTTGCAAGCCGATGATACTGAACTACCATTATCATCTAATCATAATTATTAATCTCGATGGAGGGGATCGAACCCTCACTCCCAATATGGGAACCGGATTTTAAGTCCGATGCGTCTGCCTATTCCGCCACATCGAGTATAGTATTCCCACAGGGAATCGAACCCCGATCTACGGTTTAGAAGACCGTTGCTTTATCCGTTAAGCTATGGGAACATAAGTCCGGTAGGGTGGAATCGAACCACCGACTCCCGCTTTATAAGAACGACGCTCTAACCCCTGAGCTACTACCGGATGATGAGGTTAATCGCCCTGATGATTCTCAGCCCGTTGCACCTTTAAGCAACCGAACACTTAGTGAGAACAGCGGTGTCTCCAACAATTATTATATTCAATCTTTCGGTATTTGTCAACCGGTTCTTTAGATAATTAGATAAAAAAAGCCAGCTTTGGTAACAAGGTGCTGGCAAGACCCCGTGACCTACGAATAGGTCAGTCGGCCACCTAAGCGGCCATTGCGTAATTCTCTACGCCATTTAAAGTTGTGATAGATTTTTAACGTAGCCCTTCTATCAACTACGACATGCAGTCATTACATCCACAACCAGTCGAACCCAGATCGCCCCCGTAGTTTGGTAAGTGGAGGCGGGGAGAATCGAACTCCCGTCCTGCATTGATTCAGCAATAACATCTACATGCTTATGCCCGAAGGCAGTACCCCGTAGGAGAATTGAACTCCTGTCTTCAGGATGAAAACCTGATGTCCTAGTCCACTAGACGAACGGGGCGGTGATACTACAATACTGTCTTATAGATCACAATTAACATTGATAAACTAATTCCAGATAGAAAGCCTAATGTGTAATCCTTCACACCTAGCTTAGTCCCAATATCCTTTACCATAGATTAAAATTTCCTCTCAAAAAAAACAATAGTATCTTTTACCTCTGGTTCAAATGGAACCGGAATAAACTGAATGTCATCTGCTGGCACACCCAGATCAATCTCTGGTGCTTTCAGGTCTTGCGAACGCACACCCCGTGGCGTTGGCTTAACCTCATGCCAGTGACCACGATACCAGCGGTAATGACGCATCTGAGGTAGTCTCAGGTGAGTTTTAAACGGTGCTTTGATAATATCTCCCGTACCCTTCAAGACAGTTCCTACGCCATCTACGGCCTTCTCAGTAGCCTCTTTACAGTAACATCCAACTCCACGAATAACATCGACTGGTCGCAACACTTTGAATGTTGTGTAAGGACGACCTTTGTGGTGGCCTTCGTGAGCATCGGCTGTAGTTACACACCCAAGCGAAGATGCAATCAACATAGCCGTAACAAATAAACCTTTCATAGTTTTCCTCCAAAGTTAAATAAAAAGTAGTGCCACTATAACAACAGTAAGCACAATTCCGTAAATTACATTCCTAATATTTTTCATGCCAACCCTTTATAAAAATCTAACACGAGAAAAAAAGGTAGCCCAAAATCTCGTTCCCAAAAGTTTCTCATGTCATTGACATAAAAAGTTAAAAAATAAAACAATGCGAACTGGAATAAGAACACAGGATAGATGACAAATTTGTACTTCGTTTTTATCATCGCCAACATTAGCACTACTGCTAAGATTGTCCCCACGCTTTTAATTTCTACCAGACCCGCAACTCCATGCTCCTGAATAATTTTTGATGCAAAAGGATTTCTTTCGTCAACAGGTAATGAGGTAAAGAATACAACATTCAACACGTTATCGTATACTGAGATCAAACCTGAAAGAAAAGTTAATACCGCTAGTGTAAACTTATTGCTGAAGAAATTTTTAATACCCATTTATAGTGACCTAAAAGAGTTGAGGTGAGTCCTATTCTCTCCATCGTTCACTATAATATACACTTTATTCTTCTTCAGACCAATCAAACTCCTCTAATTCTTCATCACTATAGCTTGCGGGCATCTCATCCTCGTCGATATAGTGATATGGGTCATAATCATCGCCAGTCCTTAGCATAATTTCGTCCAAGTATTCGCCGTAAAAGGCTCTTACCATCAAGTCAAACATAACAAATCCTTAGAAAAAGAAAGGGGAGCAGGGCGAACCATACTCCCCATGATCTAACCAACCACGATTAGAAATCTACTCCTGATTCGTAATAGTCGTCCTCGTACTCATCCTCCATGTACACTTCTTCTTCGAGTTGCTCACGGGCAATGGCAACCACAGTGTACTTGCTGACTCGCATCTTAGAGTAATTGCAGTCAGTTGGTACGCTAACGATGTCAGCAGGGTCGAACTTGACAAGCAGAACAACGCCGTCATTGCCAGCCCAGTCATTGGCGTACTCGTAAGTACCCACATGCAGACCAGCGGCACAACCCTCGTTGCAGTTGTCGCTAACCTTACGTCGATTCATACTGCACTCGTCACCGATGTTATTACGGAATGAAGTACCAGTGTACCTGTCAACGTGATCGCCAGCAGTAAGAGGACGACCGTTCTTGTCTGTGCGATCTTCACCTTGATAGATGCTGACCCCTTTGTACCCAATTAACATTCCGTCATCGGAAATTGGCAGACCCTTGTGACTACACCATGTGTAGGACTCTTGTACAGCACGATTGCTGACGTTCTGATAGAGGCGGTCTAGGTACGAGAGCATTGGCTTGTGATCCCAGCCGTTCTTGAGCATATTGATGATACGCTCGGTTGGCTGACTCGCTACCTGCTCGTCCTCGTAATACAGGAACCCGTCACGGAATTCAAAGTTACCTTCTGACCAGTTCTCGATAACCGTACCAGTGTTGAACAGAGTTACAAACTCGTTCTCGTCACCAGCCATAACACACTCGCACAACCCGTTATACTCTGGGTGAGTATGGTCGTACTGGAATGGCTGACCTCCGAGTACAACTGTCCAATGATTGTCATTTGATTTGATATGTGACAACATAATTCTAATCCCTTGCTAAAGTAAAGTAATGTGATTGGTTTCACTCTATTATAGTATAGTTATCGTCAAAGTCAAGAGGGTTCTTTAGATTTTTTTCAAAATTCTTTGTGATCCCACTCAAATTCTTTTTGTTTCCCACTCTTGCGTACTTCGATGGAGTAGAAGTCTAAGCTATCATCCTCCATCAACTCTTTAAGGTAATTGTAAACATCATCCTTTGTAACATCTGATCTATCAAATTGTAGTTCAATCTTAACTTCAGTCATCTTCTGTCTCCAATTCTACAACCCAACAGGACTCGTCGCAACCATCTTGCCAGTCAATCGCGTCCTGTAGATCATCAAATATACCATAACATTTGAACCCGTCAACGGGGTTTCCAACCATATTTGTGTATTTACTCATCCTTGTTGCTCCACATCATAGTCCTCGATGGCATAGTCCCAATCCTCTGGTAGCCCTCTGACATCTACACACATACCGCCCTCAATGACAACTGTGATTTCGTGATACCTGTCCACTACCATCTCATGCTTGCTTAAAGTTACTGTATTACTCATCTTCAATCTCCTTCTCCTGTGATTGGTTAGTTGTCCTTTTATTATAACATCTATCGGCTGGTTGTCAATAGGTGCTTTAATAAATTTTAATTATTTCCTAATTCTTCCTATCAAATCTTTATTTTTATCAACTGGCTCTGCGGTTTTATCCACAATCATCTGTTCATCTGGATAGTAGAAAACAAAATATGAATGTATAATCTTAGTGTTTGGGCAGAACTGCCCCATCTCATACGTTGTTTGCCATACGTTAATTCTATATCGTTGAATCTTACCTTTCTGCCATAAGAATCCGGCACGAATCTTTGATATATTTTTTAACTTGCTAAAGTTACATTGCTCCTCTAAAAAGTCTTTTAAAATTTTATTTGGTATTTCAGGCTTGCTCACCTTTGCCTCGATTGGTTCAGGTGCAACATAGGTCTTTGGTTTACTCTTGGTTCTCACGGATAGTACCTCCAATGTAATTTGCGATCTTGGTTTGAATGTCCTTATCAGTTGACTGCATCTCCCAGTCTGACAGGAACGTGAGCATCTCGTACTTGACGAAGAACTCGTCCATCATGTCCTGAATCATAGTATCCTTCTCCATCTCGGCTAGAGCCTCGACACGATCCTTGTTGAGAGCAGATACCCAGTCGGCTATCTCGCTGTTGCTCTGCTCCTCTACAAGTGCCACCATGTCACTGATGTCGTCATGTTGCATGTGTTCGTGCATCTGCTTGAACGTATTGAACTGGCGAACATTGTACTCGTAGTACGTCTTGGGTGATCGTGCAATTAGCTCACGCTTGACGTAATCTGCAAGGTCGATGAAGTTACCGTCCTTGAACTGCTTGGTCTTGAGGAACGCTGACTTAAGGGCAACAACTTTTGGTGCGTCGATACCACACTTCTCCAGACGACTCAACGCACGCTGAACATCCCTATTGGAGTAGTACACACGATCACCACCTTGTGGCTCCCAACGATTGATCTCGATGTACACTATCTCGTCGCCATCAATACTTAGCTCGGCCTCGTCGAAGAAGTCTTTGTTTGACCATCCAGAGAAGTTGCGGTCAAATACGAATGTCTTGACTGTGCTACCCGCTTTGGCGTAACTCTGGCGTACAACTTTGGGCAAGTCCTCCAAGTCCAGCAATACGTCCTCGTCGATCAAGCACTCTTTGATCTGCTCGTCTGTCAGGATAACCATTGTTAGTCTGTTCTGATCCTTGATGTACTCTCTGATACGAGTCTGCATACGGTCTTTGTGACGGTAATACTTGATGTTCTCACCTACTGGCACACGCTTGGATGTAGCCTTGTCGGTGCTACGGTAGCTACGCTGGAAGTAGGTGAACTCCTTGCTTGTCTCTGGCAAGTCGTACTGCTCAAGGTCTGCTTTAACATGCCTACCGAGATTGCCTTGACGCAAACGGTTTGCAAGAACAGCCTGCTTGAACGGAGAGTCCAACGCTGCGATTTGCTGACTCGCTTCGGTTGCTAATTTATCTTTTACTTGCTGGAACTTATCCTTGATAGCCTGCTTGGTCTTGTCGTCCATAGCAAGATTCTCACGGGCAGTATCAAAGCTCAACTCACCCAGATCAAACTTGAGATAACCCTTTGTTTTGAACTCGTCTAGCTCATCAGGAATCTTGTAGGCGATGTTGCCCATGAGAGCATACATACCACCCCAACTGGCAGTCAAGCCAAAGTCCTCGCCTTTGAAAGCATAGTCGTCACGGGTTTCCTCGATAGTACGCACAACACTTTTGTCGTTGATCTCTGGTACAGTACCTTCCCAGAACCGGAACACGTTAGCCGCTTCTTCTGAGAACTCGTACACCTTACCCTGTACAGAGAGAGTGACCTTCAGACCGTTCTCGCCACCCCAACCGCACTCTGATATGAGCGAAACTACTGGCTTGCGATCCTCGTCACGATAGCAGGTGTAAGTACGACAAGTCCCGTCGAGATAACTTTCTACGGTAAAACTATCTGTCATAGAGTAGGGAGACAGACTGCCGATACCAAAGCAACCAATGACCTCGTTACTGTCACGCTTGGTGCTGATGCCAATACCAGCAAAGATGTTACGCACCTCGTCGTCTGTGAGTCCTGTGCCGTAGTCACGGATAGAGAAGTATGGCTCTAACTGTGTGGGCAGATGTACCTCAAACGGAATGTCCGTAGTACCAGCCATAACGTGGCTGTCATGTGCATTGCAAGATAGCTCACGAATAATCGCTCGCTCTTTGTGAGAGTACACCTTGTCAGCGAACATAT